CCAGAGACAAATTAATTAATAAAACCCTGGAAAAATTACCCAAAGATTACGTATTCATCGATTATGTCTATAAAATAAATAATACCGCTCTCTCCACCTTCCATAGAGACGTTACATCGAGTCAACAAATCTACGATACGAAATATCCTACCTATACTCTCATATTATACAAATACAATGGGTGTCTCTTGTCCCTTTGTCCCGGTAGCCACGCCTCTTACCCCTTCGTGAATTCCAATATCGTGAATTTTCACGGGAAAGCCGGCACCTGTTTCTTGTTCAATTGTGATATATTACACGCCGGATGCCTAAACCGTTGTAAATACCGCGAAGTCATTCAATACAAATTATGTCACAAGGACGATTATCCTAAATTAATACATCTCCATAAAATAAATGCACTAAAAAACGAAATTTGTAGAGACAATCTGTATGTATGGACCAGGCGCAAGCTCTCCTATTTTTTCGAATTTCCAATCAATTATATCTTCTATCCATTTATGATTCAAAAGCACGAAGGTATTCTTGGGAAAATACAAGAATATATTCCATTAGGATTTTATAACAACGCGTAAAATTACATATACGGTTTCAATTCCAATTGCTTATATTGACGGTCATGATGTAGAGGACGTTCAAATGGCATCACTAAAGTGCTCTGGTCCTGGGTATATTTTACATAGGCGATGCATTCATTATAAACATTAGGAACACAATAATCCAATACAATTTGATTTAGCCGTTCGATTTGTTCAGTAATACGGTCGGGATAATGTTCGGCATATTGCAAATAGGTGCTGCGCATAATAATTTTCAAATTATCAATGTTTTGTGGAGGAATGACGTATTGTTCATTCGACACTTTATATACGCCGGCACGTAATCCATTTTGAATAATTTGGATATTTTCGGCGGAGAAAAAGAGATTCGACAAAACATTGTGCTCCCATGTTCCGGTAAGAGCATCGTGATAAGTCGTGGCTTTATTTCTACCGGCAATTTTTTCTTGCATTTTGAATTTAGCATCAACCGATGGCTCTTGAATAATATCGACGCGACCGTTGTATTTATCTAAATTAATAATGGTAGATACGTTATTTATATTATCAGGATTTAATGAAGACATTTGTATATTGTGGGTATAGAAATAAATTGCCACCGATTACCTAAATAATATATTTAGAAGACATTACAAATATATTTTTTTATAATGATACTTTATAAATGGAGTTTTTTTATATGATTGTGTTGGCAATAGCCATATTATTTCTTATAATTATGCTTACCTATATTGGAATTTTAATGAGATATACAGATACTAAAGTGGCTTTTCCGCCAATTGAAAATGATTGTCCTGATTATTGGGTGTTAGCGAGTGACGGTAAAAGTTGCACCATACCATTATCTACCGAAAAAAATGCAGGGTCATTATATACAAGCGTTGGTGATTTAACTAGTATAAATATCAAATACGCTACAACATATACAGAGAACATTGATGGTGTAGACGATACATATTCTTTTCCAACATATACCCCAGGATTAGCGTATACTGATATTAGTGGTAAACGACAACTTGGTTCTACCATTGATTTTACGAACGATGCATGGGCAGGTTCTAAAGGTTTGACTTCGACCTGCGCAAAAAAATATTGGGCCAACAATTGGAAAATCACCTGGGACGGAATCACCAATACCAATACCTGCTAAAAAATTGAACTATATATTTAATATTGTAAGTATAATACAATATCAAATCAACCAAAATGTTATTACGCTCAAATAAAATAATCAAATCCTCGCCAAAACCCAAAATACCAGAAAAAAAAGAGGACGTAAATTATGAAAAAACAATCGCATATTCATGGGTCCTCTATGCAATGAGAGAAATCATGGGTATGGAAAACATACGCAATGAAATTGTAAACACCCTATTTCCAAATATAAAAAACGCAAAAAAAATGCGGACGTTCGATGCATTTCAACAATACGACGAACCGCCATTTGACGATAAGGCGATTGAAATCCTGGATTATTGCACCACCGTATTAAATCGAAAAAAATACGTATTATTTACGGCATCAAATATCCAAACAGATGAGAACGATAATGAAACACATTATCAATGTTTTATCGCCGACAACAGACGCAAAAAATTATACATCATTGACCCCGCTTATACAAATAATGGTCCAGGTATATATGAACCCGAAATTGCCTGCAATATTGTAAAACCGTTCTTCAACTTACATGGATACGCTACACATTTTGTGAAAATGACCAATCCAGCTCAAACCGATACGAATGACGTATTTTGTCAAACGTGGTCCTTATATATCGCGTTACAAATGCTGAATATGAGATGGGCAAATACAGATGATGTCGTGATAAAAATTCCTAAAAGTCAAACCGCTAAATATAATGTATTACTCAATTTCTATACTGAAATATTACGAAAAGTTCCCCTAATAAGTAATGAATTAAACATACTATACCGTAATACAGTTGAACAAAATTACGCCGAAATAAATAGATGGACAAATGCAGAAGTCATTGTACAAATGGACGCGACTAAAATGTTGTTTCAAATGACGGCGGACGATATGGCGAAGATTGATTGATTATTTACGCCCATATTGAAAATTGATTATCTCTGGTATTCCACCAAATGTAAAATCATTTTTTGATAAAACAATATCGCGTTGAACGACTCGATTGTTGCGTTCAATTGTATTTCTACCAAATCCACCGGTATATTTTTCGGTAATTTCTACATCAGTCCATTCATATTTCAGGCGTCTCAAATTTTCCATTTCGGGAATAAGTTCATTCACTTGTATTTCGACTGCATTACGCAATGTTTCTTTATTGTCCGTCTTTTTATATTCATCTAAAATAGCTTGCACGGTATCCATTAATTTAAATATATGTTCTTGTTTACGTAATATTAATTCTTTTCGATGAGGGTCATAATGTAGTTGGTTATAATTTTCATATAAGGTTTTATACATGGAACTATTCGTATTATATTCTTCTAATTCTTCTTTAAAAAAGGTCGCTGCCTGTTTTTCACTCATGTAATTAAATAAAGTATTCAATTTTTGACCAATAATTTTCTCTTTAATTTCTTGCAAAGATTCTCTAAAAAGATACAATAATTCTTGTTCGTGGTTATATGTTACTCTCTCTATTTTAATATTCAGACGGCATTTTGTTTGAGGATTGGAATCACCGCATATCGCAGTATATTGTTTATCGGCTGATGAAAAAATAGTTCCAACGGGTCTTTGGCAATTAATACACATAGCTTTTAGTTGTTTCGCCTCTTTAATACTCTTTTTTCTAGATATTAAAGGATTATTCAGTATCTTTTTTTTTGCATCGACAAATTCAGTTTCATACTTATTTTTCAAATGAAAATATATATATAATCCCTCATTATATGTGATTTTTTTCTGTATTGCATCATCATCGCCACTTTCTTTGTCATTGGTTTGTAATTCTTGATAAGTAATTTCGGTAAAAGGGTTGTCTTCCATTTTTAAATCGACTAATGACTTGGGGACATTTTCTAGAATTAGATTTATATTTTGAGAGACATGTAATATTCTCAATTTTTGGATTTTTGCTAAATCTAAACTCTTCAAATAATTGTTTTCACAATATAATTCTTCGATATTGACCGGTATATTTTCGATATCTTCGATTTTGTTGTGTGAGAGATTGACTTTAAACAATTTAGATAATCCTTCTAAATCGACATGTTTCAAGTAATTATATTGAAAATTGATTTCATGAATACCATCGGGTAATCCACTAACTTCGACCAATAAATTTTCCACACATTCAAATACCAAGAGAGATTTAGGATAATTACGTATATTCGTAATCTCCCCTTTTCCTAAATATATCTTTTTAATATGGTCAAAACCTAATTCATGAAACACTGATAAATCTAGGTCGCCATGTAACGGTTCATTGATATGCAATTCAGTAATACTTCTATCATATAATTCTAATAAATTGGTAATTTTTTCTTGAGCCGTATTATTATCACGAATGATACTTTCTCTCTTCTCTTCAATAATATTCATATTCGTATATCCTATATACTAATGGATATACAAATATACGATAGAAAATACACATTTTTACAATCTTCAAATGTATCTAAAATGTAGGTAAATCAGTAATGGCTGCAGTATTTTGTTTTGCACCAACTCTCTCATTTTGATAATATCTTATTTTAGACAATATAATTTCTTGGTCCCTCTTCATTTTTTCATATTGTTCGTATGGTGTCGGTTTTTGCTTATAACAATAATACAAAGCTCCGCCCATGACGAAAACAAAAAGTAAAAATACGATAAGATTGAAAGCCGTATTGTATGTTTTTATACGCGTATGATGACAATTTTGTAATGTGTTATATAAATAATTTTTCATGGTAGGTTCAATTAATCGTGGATGTTCCATTATACATAATAATTACGAATAAAATAGTTATTATGGATAAACATAAATTTCAATAAAGACAAAGATAATAGAAAAATCAAACCGGTATAATTGTTTTTTGTCTCTTATAATGCGGTTTTCGTCGAATACGACCCGGTGGTTGCGTTAAAATACTATACAACTGAAGAAATGGATATGTTATAATTATTGAAATGGTCGAAAACATGGATAAATATATAATGGTTATATAACATATAACATAATTTTTATATTAGTTATTGAAAAAAATTAATGATACGATTGATTAGCATATATCCAGGCGTATCTTGTTTATTATGAACAAATGAATTATACAGGTTCTCATATATGCCAATCATATTTTTTCCATTTACGAATAACCAAATATGATATACTGCAAATAAAAATAATGAAAACACGATATCTTTATAATAAATCGCGTGATTACGTATGGTGAAATAAGGGATAAGTTTTATAACGCTTATAACAATGAAATACTTAAATACGCTCAATAAGGGTATTTTTGATAGTAATATACAAAATATAAGAATACCTTCAATCATCCCTAAAAACAAGAATATTTTGGGATTGTATATCACGATTTTGCTAATGTATAATAAATACCATACAAATATCCAATATGAAAATATGAAATCAGGGCGAATCATCTATACTATATGATAGATATATCTATATACATATACTATATCCAAAAGTAGTTCAAAAATGCATCAAATATGTCAAAACGGCTAAATAAGATAAAATAGAGAGAATAATTGCCACGACCCATATAGGAATAACGGTTTTATGACGATATCCTAGACCGAATGGTCTAAATCCTCCCTCCGGGTTATATATAAATCCGGGTTTGATATAATGAATGAGTCCAAACATTATTAAAAATAGTAAAATGGCGAAATTTATTTTGTGGATACGAACAATTTGTTTTATGTTATTCATTTTCTATATATTTTAGATATAAATATTTACATATTCAATTTTAAATATTTATAAAAGGGGTTTTCGATGTTTACGAATCATCGCTAAAATCCTCCTCTACGTCGTCATCATAGTATCCCTGGTCCATATAATCCTCTCCAAAATGCGATATTCCATTTGCCTCGTCCTCGTAAAACTGGTCGGTTTCTGCATTTTCGAATTGTTGTAATTCGTCGGCATCTACACTTGTTTCGGTATATACCGTTTTATTCGCGTCTAAATCTTTTGTTAAACGTATAAGAGCTAGTTCGCGTTCATTGTCATAGGTATCTTTATCATATATAAATACACCTTTTTGGGTTCCAACATTCCATCGGCCTTGTTTGTGCTTTTTCAACATATCCTCTATTTTTCTCTCGTCGTCCTCCATTCCTTCTAAATAATCCGTAATCATTTTCTTTTCTTCATCTTTTGCTCTTCGAACTCTACGACTAATTTCATTATATGGATGGTCAATCACCTCTTTATTTTTCATTTCAATCGATAAATAGGTGTATAATAGAGAGCATACGCGTTCTTTTATTTTGCGAATATCAGTATTACGTATTTCCATCTGCACAATCGCGTCTTCATCGTCTAAAGAGGTGCTTTCTATAAAGTTCGAAATATTCTCTAAATCTTTCATTTGTTGACGCTTCGTTCGTTTCATTTCAACCATATCGATATTTATAATGGTAGGGTCGAGAGCACATTGTATATATTCATGAATTACGGAATACCAGCAATACGAATGTAATAAATAGATGGTTTTTTTGTCAAATAGAGAGAAATAGGTTTCGCCATTTTTAACTACTGAATTTTCTACGGGTATATGTTTGATAAAATTATTCAAATCAATCACCCGGTTATGTAATTCAATAAACAAACGGTTTAATGGCTCATCGTTTTTAAATTGCTCTAATTCCTTCAAATGTTTGTCTATAAATCGGCTAATATCGGCATTATGTGCCGATGATAATTTCCAATTCTCCCCCCAATATACCACTAGTTTTGGCTCAACCTTGTTTTTTATAATATTTGGATAGACATTCGACATATGCTCTACTGAATTTTTCATGAAATTTGTAATGGTAAATAACGCTTCGTCATAATACAACCCTGTATCTTTCATATTACGGTCGAAATTCCATTCATGAATGTTCATCAAAAAATTGGTTATACCCATTTTATTCGAATTCGAAATCGAATTGCCAAATGTATTTATAAAATTATTGATTTCGCTCACCAATTTATCATTCGTCGTCGATAAATATTTGCGTAATCGATATACCTCTTTGCTATGTTCGCGTATATCTTCCAAATTATCCTTCATCATTTTTCTAGGAACATATGCATTGAGCACTTCAATCAAGAGTTTACGTAACGGATATTCGATTAAAGATGAATCCTTCATATCCATATTGGCTAACAAATCTTTCAAAATATCAATTTTGGAAATTTCTACACTCTCTTTTATATAAATTTGATTACGCGTTTCAACAATATTCATCAAATGGTATAAATCCTTGATAGTATATCGTTTTCCATGACGTTTCAAAAACTCCTTCTTCTCTTCTAAATTCCAAGATTTATTATATCCCTCTGGTTTTTCGCCACAAATGCTTCTCATGTCTTCGGGTATTGGATTTGGTCGGTCAAATTTGCAATAATGTATGAATGCCGCGTAAATATTATCTTCGACATGTCCCGATGGTATGACCGGATAAATAATACCCGTGAAATCTGGATGATACAATATAGGTGCTTTTGATAACTCTTTGATGTCTCTCAACAGAGCAATACACGATTTCGAACTTTGTAAATAATTCAACAACAATGGGTCGGCATCGGCAAAATAGGCGATTGGATTCACGGGTTTATCTATTTCGTTACAACATGCATTTTCCATGAATGGAATCTGGTTCGCCGTTTGCAATAAAAGGCCCTTATGTTTCACCGTTTTATGAATACTATCAATCATACCTAGGCCAAAGAGTTTGACCTTGTATTTCAATGTATCAATATATCCGTGTTGGTCCCGGTGCCCTTTACGCAGGGTTTCCATTAAATCTTGTTTAAATTCTCCCGTAAAATTGGTTAATCCCTTTGTAATAGATATTTTGAATGAGGGAGGCGAGAAATCTTTCCAACTATCTACCAAGTTATATTCGGTAGGTATAATTTCACTGGGTAATAATAACAAATACTCGCGCTTTTTGGTATATAAATCAATAATATCATTACGTTTCATAATATATTCATCGAGTGCATCGAAAATGCGTTTTTCCAGAGTATTTGTATTTATTTTTTTAAGAGATTTCCAAGGGTCCTGGTCAATCTTTAATGAATCAATGATACATGCAATATATTTAATACTTTCATTGTTTTCGATTCCCCCATTGAGAGGATAGCCATCGAATGAACGTACACATCCGGGAAATGTGCGCCGGGTTTTGATAGATGGAATAGCGGATTGTATACCAACAATTAAAATGGCCGAAACAATAGTAATAAGTGTTTGATTACGATATATTGGATAAGGGTCGCTCGTTTTTCCTTTTTCCTTTAATCGTTTCGCTGCGCGTTTGTTATATGAATTCTCTTCTAGAAGTACGTCTTTATTTCGAATTAATTCGAGAGAAGTTTTCAAGACAAATTCTTCTATATGTTCGATTGGAATACTCATATTTGTGCTAAGTGCTTTAAAGACATTATACACCATTTGGTCCGTTTCATCATCAAATATGCGCGCTTTCTTTGACAATACTTCTGCAACAATTGTGCCAATGTCTTTTTTAATCATATCATGAGTAATTTTCTTGAATCCTTCGTCATCATATTCGGCATCGTTACTATAATCTAATTTGCGAATAGGAAATCCGCTATCCTTGTCATAGATGGTATCGCCTTCATCCACCCCATACATACTAATCAATTCATCTTGTTTCTCGTTGTAATTACCGGCGACGAACGCTGAGGCCAATTCATATGCAATAATCGGCGCCAATTTCACATTGGTTTCTTTGCAATAAAACCACCGCGACTGTTCTTTCAGTTCTTGCACCATGGGTTCTCGGCAATAATCGTTGACAAATCGAATAATATCGTCTTGTTTCTTAATAAAATCGTCTTGTGATAAAATGAGGTCAAACAATTTGGCATAAGGTGATACAATCGTTTCATTCGCGATTCGTTCTCTACCTAAATCATATGCAATATAATTCGCCTTATATAATTGTATTTCTCTCAATCGATTTATATTTTGGATATTTCGGCTAGCATATTCAATATTTTTGTCTAATTCTTTTTCCAATTCTTCGACGGTAATACTAAATCGTTTATCTAATTCATTCGTATATTGCATTTGACGGTGTGATGCATGTTCTTTGATTGATTCACATTGTTGATTTTTTTCATTTTTAAAGCACTTCGCCTCTATATTACAAAATAATGCTTGGGTATCGATAAATGCATTTTCGTCTATACTGGTATCATGAACCCAATGATTTTTGACACGACGATAGTATTGGGTTTTTGCTCGAACTTCTCCTTCCATTTCGATATCCTTCTTTTCTTTTTCGCTTAATTTCGATTCATCTACACCGGCCGGTAATACGGGTTTCAATTCTAAAATAGCGTATTCTCCTTCTCTCACTTGTTTTTTTCCCTCGATTAAGGTGGCTGCTAATTCTTTTGCATTTGCAGGAAGACAATCATGTTTTTGTATCAGGTTTTCGGCTAAAAATTCGACAAATAATTCATTTACCATCGATTTCTTTTTATCGGCGTATTTTTTGAGTAAATGGTAGGGTGTGTCATCATATTCCTCGTCGTAGTATATTTCTCCCGAATTATTATCTTTTTGTAGTTCTTTGACTGAATTGTATTTCTTGGTCAAAAATCGGCGGACACAATCTTTCGGTTTGATTTTTTCCACATCGCCCATATCTGTAACGTTAGGAGCACTTAAACCATCTAACAGTTTAGACGGAGTTACCAAATCGAGTAAAATACGTGATATTAAATTCGAATACATCATTCCATTATCGGTGGTCATAATATGCATAAGTAATTCGGCAGGGCTATATCTAGACAATTCATCCTCCTTAATCTTGTATGCGTTGATAAATAGTTCCAAATAATCTTTCTTTTCGGCAAATATAGATTGTATTTTATTTACTGGTTTACGAACATTGTATTTGGTGGTGGATAATTTGTTGAATAATTGGGCATCTACTGCGTATTTTGTATTATGTGATTTGATTTGATTTTTAATAAAGAATCGTATTTCATTGTATTGTTGATACGTGATATCATCGGTATAAATCATAAATGGTTCTAATGATTTGACTACATCAACAAAGGATAATTTGTCCTTGATTGTTTTTTTGATTAATCTAAATAAAATCCGGGTTTTAGGAATAATTACGCTTAAAAATCTCTCGAATTTGTTTTCTTCACTACTTAGTTGTTCATCCAATTTAAAATGCGTTATTTTTTCCAAGAACTCGATTTTATCCATATTTGATTTATCTTTGTCGTCAATATTTTTTTCGTCATCGTTGTATTCAATTTCTCTATCTAAATTGCTAACCACGACTTTATTATATTGAGTATCTTTGTTTAGTAATCGATATTGTTGAAAAATATGTTGACTTAAATGCGATTTTTCCAATATATTTGTGCCGGGTAAATTGACATGTGCAAATTTTAGAATGGGGACCGGTAACATAAGAAATGATTTCACATACATTTTATCTCCTTCCATGAGAGGTTTACGCAGATATACTTTTTTACCGGCGCGTTTTTCAACGGAACCAATCGTTGAAATATCTAAATTATATCGTTGAATTAAAAATCGTGTTTTCTTTGGAACAAAATGTCCAAATGTGTTCGAATAAAAATCTCTCAAATTCTCTACAATAGCATCTATATTTTCCGCAATTTCAATATTTTCTCCAATCAAATCAGTTTTGTCGATAGGTGAATCAAACGGAGTCATTAACTGATTCATACCTTTATACAGTTTTTCGTAACGATTTACATCGCCAGTATTCTCTCGATTATAATAATAGTTTTGCATATTTTCTTTGTCGAAAAGTTCCATATTATGTTCCACAAGTTCATTTCTAAAATACGTATTTTGCTCGTTTTTAACCACCGGCATTAACCAGTGTAAATTTGTTTTAAAATGTTTAATCGTTTCAATGAGAGGTTTGTGATTTGAACCGTTTATTTTAATATCCTGAATATTACCATTTTTATCAAATTGTGAAAAACGTTGTCTCAATTCAGTAAATCGTTGAATCAAATAATGTATTTTATCCATCACATTTTTTGTGCGTTTCACATCCGGAATATTTGATAACAATTCATCCATCATGTCATTTACTTGGGCATCAATGGTATATCGCTTTTGACTTTCGGGCACCTCTACAGTGAGTGTCAATTCTTCGGCTTCGGTATCATCAAAAATATCATCGGCGTCAATATACATTGTTTTTAATACATCACGTATATTTTCATTTGGCTCGGCCGATGCAGGAATCGTAATAATCGATTCACCGGTTTCCATATATTCGATTTTAGCATCCTCTTGTTGCGGTATATCACAAGATTCCATACATGATTCCTCCGTATTGGTAAAAGAACCTAGTTTTTGCATAACCGCGGGCATGGGTCTTATGACAAATTCGTCAATGGGTAAATCTTCGGGAATACCTTCATATTTGAAATTTATATATATGACTCGTTTGGTTGGAAAAGTGGTGACTTCAATCATATCTTCTTCTAAATTCGTAATTTCTCCAGTAACTACAAGAGGAATTTCGCCACCAAAATGAATATCCACCCATACTTTTGGCAACAAACCGTTTTGTCTCGCATATCCCTTTTCTTCACTACGATTTAATATGGTAATTACTTTGATAGATTCATCGGTAATCAATCCATCCGTGTCAAGATATAGAGTATGAGGTTCGAGTGTTGATACATTCACTAATTTTATTTTTTGAGAGTCAATATAATGTATAATAAAGGTTTGTTCATGAATATCTGGGTTGGAGTCGCCTTCTAATTGAATAATATCTCCCAATTCTAAAATGATGCCATCATCTTCATTGCTTCTGAGATTTTTATCATCAGAAGCAAGATAATATTTTATACGTTCGTCGCTAAGTTTATTGTCATTATCTGATGAACTGCCAAAATCTATATTATCATTTGGTATTTCGATAGTGTCTTCTTCCTCCATTTACTATTATTATATATAATAATGTCTAAATTATAATTTAGAATAATTTTTCTCTCATAAAACAAAATTAAAAACTCCAAAATATACAATTTTACAAAAAAGTTAAAGAGTAATACATACTAATCAATAGTGAAGTATCTAAAAATGAATGATTTTGAAACATATGTATCCTATAAGCTAAACCTGGATGTTGATTCTAAAATAGTAAATACTAAAGTATATCAAACTTTGAATACTGGCTATATTATATTGAATTACAACAAAGACATTTTATGCTTTGACGATGCAAATCATTCATATTATCGTTCCACTATCTTTTCATTTCCCGATAAAAAACTACTTTGTTTTTCACCACCTAAATCTGTAAAAAATGACGTATTTATTCAAAAGAATCCCGGGTTGACAGAAGACCATATTTTGATAAATGAAATGGTTGAAGGGGTAATGATGAATTTGTTTTACGATTCACGTGTTAAATCGTGGCAGGTTTCTACTAAAAATGCTATCGGTGGAAATTATGGATATAAACCGAAGGGTATTCCGCTGGATACATCATCATATATCGATATGTTTTTCGATGCATTGAGATGCACGTCAAATATAAAACCAAATTGTGAAAGATTAAATCGAAATTCGGTGATTGAGTTATTTCCAAAACAGTATTCATATACATTTGTATTGCAACATCCGGAGAATCGAATTGTTTTGCCGATTGAAGAAGCTAAATTATATTTGGTGGCGGTATATGAAATCAGTGAAAATCGGGCCATTGAAATACCGACCCCCGTGTATGAAGAATGGCAATTTCTCCTAAATATTCAGGGAATTATCCATTTTCCGCGTAGATTTAATGAAACGGATTACGATGAATTAATACAAAAATATTCTTTGAATCATAGTGATTATTTCAATCCTGGAATAATGTTGAAAAATATGAAAACGGGAGAAAGGACCAAAATGATGAATAAATCTTATATGCACCGTTTGAAATATAAACAAGTCAATCCATCTTTTCATTATCATTATTTATGCTTCCAACGTATTGGTAAAACGGATGATTTCTTAGCACATTATCCAATGTATAAAAATCATTTCAAACATTTCAAATATGAATATTTAGAATTTCTAAATTCAGTTCATAAAGCATATATTCAAAAATACGTGGAAAAATCCCCTTCCCCAATTTCGCCTAAATATTTGGTTCATATTGACCGGATTCATAAAGAAGTGTATATACCATCTATTGCGTCGAAACAACCGAAAAAAATAGACAAAGAATGCGTTCGTCACTATTTTGAGAAAATGGAACCGGGTTCATTGCTCTTTTATTTGAATTATAACAATCGTAAATATATGAAAACTACTAGTGATTTGTGATTTGTGATTCGTAAACTTATCCGTAAACTTATCCGTAAACTTATCCGTAAACTTATCCGTAAACTTATCCGTAAACTTATCCGTAAACTTATCCGTAAACTTATCCGTAAACTTTTCGTTTTTCCAAATTCGTCATGGGTCGACCAATCTTATCGATAAATTCTTCTTCACCATCATGTATAATTTGATTTAAGGCCTCAATCATTTGTTCGGGACTATCACAAATGGTCGATTGATTAAGTTGTTGCACTTTTACCATTCCTTCCATTTCTAATTTTTTCATCACATCACGTAGAAGATTGAGTTCGGCATTTTCCGGGGTTGCTTCGGGGATGGGATATTGACTTTTATTTCTAAACATTTTTATTTTGGATATATTACTATATTTGAATATAGTAATAATCAATTTTATGCAGAGAATATGTAGATGATTACATACCGGAATAAATGACCGACATTTTGCTCAAATTTTGAATATACTTTGCTGTATATCCTCTCTCTTTATCATTCATATTTTTAATGGGTCCACGGATTTTATCAATAATATGCATAATTTCATTTGAATTGTCTAAATGTCCAATATCATCGAAATAATCTTTATCGAAAAAAAAGGTGATATCACCTGCATCAATTACAGTTGAATATGGGGAATATACTTTTGCAAACCACGCCTTTATAATTGCCGTAGGGCTTCCCATTTTGATTAATTCAAATGACATTTTTGCATTCTTTATTTCGTTGTTTTCCGGGAAAATCCGTGAAATATCATCTAAAAATTCGAAGAAATGTTTATTAAATGCTCTATATATTGTTCCTTTATCTGTCATAATGTATGCTAAAATATATAAGATGCTTTTTTTATATATTTTATGTTTTATTATATTTTTGATTTTTCTTCGTTTTGTTTTATTTTTCCTAAATATTCGGTATATATGGAGAATTCGTTGGAAATATTTTGTTGACTTCTTCGTTTCTTTGTTGCTGTAAATTGTCTAAAGTGACATCTCCGCCAACTTTATCCGGACGATAACTATCCGGTGGGGTGGGGATAGATAATTCACCATGGTCTGCTGATACATAATTATACATTTGTCTACCCGAACCTTTACCTTTTGCACTGAGCTCTTCGGGACTCATATTATAATAGGTAAATTGTTCAGATACAATAGACATACCATTGTTTGAATTGTTAAATATATATCCTAAAGGTTCACCTTGGTTCCGGGTCGCTACTTTGGTCTGTTGTTCTATCCTGGGTTGTAGATATTGGATAATTTCTTCGCCTAAAATAACTCTAAAATTTTGTTTCGTTAATAACATCGAAGGAACACTATGAACATTGGGCGGCATCATTACCGTTTTTCCCGTTTCCAATACAATATGTAATTGGCCATTCTTGGGGTCACGTTTACGCTTATCGATACAAATACAATTTAATTGGTTCGTTAATCCATTTTTTGCTAAAAATTGTAGAATTTTTTTAGAATGTAAACAATAATTACTATAATATAAAATATCCATATCCATTATAATTTCATTTACTATAAAAAAATCATTACACCGACGAAAAATAAAAAATAAGACGTTTATGATTTTTTAATGACTAATCCCTTTGTAAAATCGATTGCATCAAAATTGTCCACAGTTTTATTTTGTTCTATTGATTTTGATGCTTCTGTTTTGGATGATACTGGTTCTTTCATATTTACATTTTCACTGGTTGACCCTCCACCTAAATACAATGGTTCACCATTGATGGATGATTCAGTTGGTTGAGTTGAATCAAGCTGATTGTTATTTCCAGTAACTATATTTATCACTGGTTTAAAAACACATTTTGAGTTGTCATTTTCTTTACTTGGCCCTATTCCTTGCATAAATGGTTGACTCATTTCATTCGGATTATACATTGGTTCATGCATATGTATTTGACTTGGTCTATATATATCATTTGGACTAACCACTTGAATACTATCTGTGAAATTATCGATTCCTTCCATATCATCAGTTTCTATCGTAATAAATTTACCACCCACATTTCTTATCCTCCACATACGGTTTGTTTTTTTTCCGCCACGTAAAAATACGTTATCTCCTTTTACAAATGGCTCAACACCTCCATCCATTTCTGGTGCAAATGGTGGCGAAAAACTGTCGGCATTGGGAGCAAATGGTGGCGAAATACTCTCTGCATTGGTAGCAAATGGTGGTGAAAAACTATCGGCATCGGGTGCAAATGGTGGTGACGGGATTTCATCATCACTCTGGGCAGGCGCATAAGGTGGTGATTCTGCAATCAATTCATCTAATATATCTAATGCGCGATTTTCATCATCGCTCTGGGCAGGCGCATATGGTGGTGATTCTGCAATCAATTCATCTAATATATCTAATGCGCGATTATCATCATCTATTACCTGTTTTGCGGGTGTAGAAGGATTAGGAACCGATTTTTTCAATTCTGTCTTGGTAAACTGAATAATCGTTTCCGGGGTCGCGTTAGCGTCCTGTGTTAATTTTTGAATATTCTTAGAAAAGGACATATTCTCTAATTGTTGTATGTTATCATCGGTTATAATACGTAATTGAGCATTCATACATTGTAATTCTTGTAAAAACAATTTTAATGAATATGGGACCGATACAATACTGAAATCGCGACCAAATTTAGTCATATTTTCAATTCGCATATCTTTACCATCCAATGAACCGGTATATTGTATTGGACCATCGGCCATTGGACTAATAAACAAGTTTTTGGATGGATTGTAGATAGCCACCATACCGGTTTTATTACAAATAGCGATTTTGTATTTATCTCCGCGTTCCATCATCGATTCGCGTAAGAAATATGATATACCATGAGAGATTAATACATCACGTTCCATTTCACCTATACGCAATCCACCGTCATTGGCTCTTCCACTTACCGGCTGTTTCGTTAAAGCGGTTCTTGGTCCGGTAGCGCGGTAATTAATTTTATCCTTTACCATATGTTTCAAACGCATATAATATGTGGGTCCTATAAATATTTCGGTTTCAATTTGTTCCCCCGTCATACCATTATATAACAATTCATTTCCACTAGAATGGAAACCGGCGTCGGACAAATATTTACCAAATACACCAATTTTGGAACCCTTATTGTTATAGGCCGTGCAATCACTAAAACCGCCATACATAACCGCAGCTTTCCCAATAATACATTCGACCAATTGTCCAATGGTCATACGAGTAGGAATCGCGTGAGGATTAATAATCAAATCTGGCCGAATACCGTCTTTGGTAAATGGCATATCACATTCGCGTATTACCATGCCAATCGTGCCTTTTTGGCCAGAACGTGACGCCATTTTATCTCCCAAATTAGGAATACGCTCTTCTCTAATGCGGATTTTAGCGATGCGTTCGCCCTCTTCCCCTTCCGTCATATATGCTTTATCGACGATACCTAATTGCCCCTTTTTCGGCGTTTTCGATTCGTCAATACGAACCTCATTTTGTATATTACTATTGATAGTCATTCCAATCAATACGGTTTTATCATCCACCTCTGTATTTTCTAGAATCAAACCGTTTTTATCTAATTTACTATAATCATATCCCCGTTTTTTGCCAATGACAAATGGTTCATTTTCGATATTGGTGAAATGTTTATCGGTAAATGTATTTTCATTTTTGGTGCTTTCTTCGTGGGCTTCATAGGTAGTATAATAAGTAGTTCGAAATAGACCGCGTTGCAATGCTCCCTCATTAATTAAAATCGCGTCCTCCACATTATATCCAGTATAGCACATAATCGCCACAATTGCATTTTCGCCATACGGATTTTCTTCATGATTGATATGTTCCATATATCGCGATTTAACGATGGGTGTTTGTCCCGAATTCAATAGGACTGCACTTTTGTCCATTCTATTATGGAAATTTGTATGATACATGGATACCGCTTGTTTACTTTGACCACAAGAGAAAGAATTACGGGTGGGCGGGTTGTTTTCTGGAAAAATAATTTGATTTCCCATCATTCCAAATCCTAATGATTCGTGTATTTCCAGATGTGTATGTTTACTACGTGTGTCTTGTTTCATGGAATCATAATTAATGGCGATAAATGCATCTTCACTTTCACTAGGGTCAATATAATCAACAATGGCTTTTTCTTTTAAAAATCGGTCCAATTTTGTCGGGTTGGTTTCGCTCTCGATGCCCTTATATAATTGGAATAATTCGAATATATTTGGTTTGTTGGGGTCGAACGATATGTTCTCTCGCTTCTCGTTAAAACCCGTAATCAAATCATTCCAAGAGAATTCGCCTTTATTCAATCGGTCCATAATATCTTTATGTTCAAATGGCAATTTGCCGGTTTGTTCGTCAACATAAAAGATGGGTCGGCACAAACGCCCGGCATCAGTATATATAAATATGGTATTTTGTCGAATATTAAAGGTTGCACTCGTATGAATTGGTAAAAGCGCGTTTCTTCTAAATAATTTAATCATTTTGATAGTTTCGAGAGGTGAATTTACCGAACCGGCCCATAGACCATTGACCATGACTTTCGTCATAGAGGCCAATACTGCCGGACCGCATTCTTCAATCAATTTCATACCGGTTTTTTCGCGTAACCATTGAATCATTGGTTCGCGAGACATACCTCTCGAAATATAGGTAGATATTGCTAGATGTTTATGTAGACCAATGTTTCCACCATCGGGCGTATCAATCGGGTCAATAAATCCCCATTGGGAGGTATGTAAGACGCGCGGACCGACCAATTTGACCCCGGAATCGAGAGGCAGATTTGTTTTGCGTAAATGACTCAACATAGTATTGAATGATAAGCGGTTCAAATCTTGCACAATACCAATGCGTTTGGTATGTGTTTGTGCTCCCCAATTTCCTTTGAATGCTTTATTAAATCCCGTTTCCAAACTACGTGTTTTCAATACTTTACGGTAATTTTCATTGATAAGGCCTTTTAGATTTTCTTCGTATTGTTTTTTATTGTAATAAAGGGTTTTTTCAAATTCCAAATGGATTTCTTTTTGTTGTAAATTATAATATTCACGAAATAAATCATAAATGAGAGAACCGACCAATTCTACCCGTTTATATTTAAAATTATCACGGTCGGTTGGTTGCTCGAGACCACTGTATACGGATAATAGACGAAAGACAATATAGCCCAAATAATACGCCTTTTGTATATAATTTAATTCTCCCACATGTGGTAAAAAATAATCGGACAATACTTCTAATACATATGTCACGGTATTGATTTTAGTAAAAGATGCAATATATAAGAGCGCGGTTTGTTGATTGTTAATACCGGCGGCTTCATGGACCGATGGAATAAATAAATCGACCAAGGTATCGTATTTTTCAATATCCAATAAACACGTTGTAATAATATCTTTATCGGAAATAATACCTAATGCTCTAAATACAATAAATAGGGGGATGGGTTTACGAACATTAGGAATATTTACTACAATATTTTTATTAGAGAACCGACTGTTAGGACTTTCTATTTTTACGGAGAGGGTGCGTATTGGTTTTGACACATTTTCCGATACCGAGCGAATTTCGGCGGAATATAAAAAGGCATCATCCGTTGATTTACGAATATACAACATGTTATCTGCAAATTTCTCTTGTGGAATAACGGTTTTTTCCTTTCCACTTATGATAAAATAACCGCCGATATCATTGCGACATTCTCCCATCGAATATCGTGTTTCTCTATCAAGTCCGTGTAATATACAGAAATCTGATTGTAACATAATTGGAAATTTACCTAAATAAATGTTTTTTAGAGTGATTGTGTAGCGATGTTCATTGTTTTTGGTCAATGCTTCCTCATTTTTTTGGCGAATCATTGCGGCTAAATTAGGCGTCATTTTAACATTTCCTTGTTTTGATGTTTTGGAAGGTTTGTCTGTTTTTTTTGCGCCTCCATCCATTTCATAATCATCTAAATGTTTTTTGATTTCACCCATGTCTTTGGAAGCATTTTCTTTATAATTGCCCAATTTTTGGCGTAGATATTCTTCATTTTCTTTGGTATAATCGGGTTCTACCTCTAATTCGTCCATACCAATAATCGGCGGTTCTTCGCCCGGTTTCAAAATGCGCACAAATTCAACATCAATATCATAATGGATAGTCATTCCGTAGGTCATATTTCTTATACGCGCTTCATTTGGAAACATATAATGTGCATTTGATTCGTCATATATCACTGGTTTGCCGAAATATATTTTATCTCCATTTTTTCCACCAAAATACATGCGACATTGATGCGTATAATCATCGAGTGATTCGTCAAATTTAGAAGAAATCGTTATTGGATTTTTTTCCTTGAAAATTTGATAAATACCATGTTTGAAAAAATCATTGTAGGATTCTGTATGATGTGTTACTAAAGATTGTGGATTATCCTCAAAATGGCGATTTATAATTTTCCAAATGGTTGAATTTTCCATAGATACTATATTATTAAATAGTATAATATTTTTTATACTTTTTTGTGATTATACATTTTGTAATTTACAGATGTAAATCTATAAATATACGAAGGGCTTTAGGAATTATTTAGGAAAAATTTCTCAATAAAATTTATAATAATGGAGAACACTTTAGACACCTTATTCGGCCCTCTCAGCAAAAAGTATTGCATCTGGTTTTACATCTTATCCGTCGTAGGATTTGTATTCTTAATATTATTCCTTGTATCCGCGGTTTTCATTGGAATCACTAAACGTAAAGGAATCGAATTTTACTTACAAATGTTAGCCGGTGCAGTAGTATATTTGATTTTCTATTTCCAAAATCGTTTATTGCATTCTATGTGCTCTAGTAGTGTATAAATTACCGTTTTATGTGAATCTTTGGTAAAAAATTGAATTTGTATTTGATGAAAACAAATTAAATACAAACTATCTAGTAAATAATACAAAACAATTATATATAATGTCTGGCAATTCAAGTAATCGTATATTAACCATTTACAAATCTCGTAAAACAATTTTGGAATTATTAGATACGCAGGAATATGATGTAGAAGATTACAATGGATTTAGCATCAATGAAATCGATGCAATGTATGTCAATATGCAATTAGATTTATTAGTCAACCATAAAAAAGAAAATAAAAAGGTCTATATCAAATATTACATTTCTTCTAAAATTCGGGCAAAAGATTTAGGCAATATTATCGAAGATTTGTATTCCATTGATACAATATTAACGAAAAAAGATACTTTAGTCATTATTACCGATGAAGAACCAAATGATTCAATCACTGCGCATTTGAAATATTTATATGACCATGACGGAATATTTGTAGTTATTCATAATATCTCACGTCTCCAATATAATATATTGAACCATACACTAAACCCACTCGTAAGAGTTTTGAATGAAACCGAAATAAGTGAAATTATGAAAAAATACAATTTAAAAATGAAACAACAATTTCCGGAAATATCGCGATTTGACCCTCTCGCTTTAGCATTATCATTGCGACCGGGTCAAGTATGTAAAATGATTCGCGGAAGTGCGACTGCACTTACTACCGAATATTATCGTATATGCATTTAATACAAATGAATAATCTATATGATTATATATAATGACTACCGTATCTACTGTAAAAAATATAACTGTTGCCTATAATCCAAATGATTTTTATTATATGAATGCGAAAAATAGTGCAGATGAACCGGCAAACACCGCACCAATTGGCGGATTGTCTACTCATGAAAATTATTGTGATACTAAAAAAAATAGTGATATATTTGGTAATAAATTTAGTATGAAATGTGAAATAAGTAATGGTGTTTTAAAAGTAAATGGAACTACTATTGCCAAACAGAATAATAACGATTATGAAAATTATTTAAGTCACTGTTACGACAAAGCATTATGTATAAACGAAGATAATCAAAAAAAAATCAATAATTTACAATTGAAGCATGACGGTGCAGACGAGAGGCATGGTGATATAAATATATATTATAATCGCGAATTATTAAAAACATATAATTTAGGAATAGGTATTGTAGGGGTAGGTATAATGATTTATTTTTTTTATAAGTAATCTATATAATGGTTTATAGTTATTTTGATTCAACTACTGGTAAAATAAATACAACCGAATATAATACAAAAATAGTAAATGAACGTAATGCTTTAGATATAAAACTCAAAAAATTATACAACAATCGCGATGGCACGATGAATAATCAAAAAAAACATATCAATTCAACCATTTACGAAAATATATTACTAACTATTTTAGCCACATCACTGGTCTATTTTATCTTCATAAATGGTTGAATTTGTTTTCTTATATAATATGTATATTATATAAGAAATGATAAAAGAATTATACGGTTCATCTTTAGGATATACGGAATATAGAAAAGAAGGATTTACATTTTTTAATGAAGTGAATGGAAATGTTGCATTAGATACTCAAGATACTAATTCTGATTTTGGTAATTATCAATATACGGGAAATATTTTAAACAATAATCATGTTTATGACTTTAATCCAAATGATTTTCAATATAACGAACAAAAACTAGATATTAATAGTCAAATAGAAGATGACGCGAATCGATTAAATGAATCACAAAATAATTTAGCAATATCATCTTTGATGGCCGGCGCAACAATGATAGTGTTTGCCATTTTATTACACCAAAAAAATATATAATCTTTATATAATTTATAAAGAATATATATTTATGTCAACTGAAGATTATACAATTAGCAGTAGTGATATTAATACCATTGATAATGCATTAATCACTGAACAGTCACGTTTGGATTTAAAAAAAGAACAAGTTGACAGAGCACAATTTAATCAAGACCGATTAATTGCATTTAATGAAAGTTTTCGTAAACGATACGCGTTTTATAATACGATTGTGATATACATTATTATTATTTTACTAATATATTTAGGAATTGTTTTATTGAAAACATATGTTCCTATAATACCGCCAGTTATATTGGATATAATTACAATTATTATATTTGCTGGTGCAATTATTTATGTAGGAAAACAAATAAATGAATTGTATGGAAGAGATAATATGGATTTTGATAAAATTGACCCTAATAGTAATAGTGTTTTATCTCAGCAAGAGATAGATAAAATAGTAATTAGTTCCGCAAAATCTGGTGATTTGAGTGGATATATGGCAGCTACAAATGTAAATAGATGTGTTGGACCAGCATGTTGTGCCGATGGAACCACGTGGTGTGAAGTATCGAATCGATGTATATTAGCCAATACTACTTGCGATGGGTTTGAATCATTTGTGAACCAACCAGATATTTCGGTCAATGGGTATATTTCACCATATACACCAAATGAATTTGAAAATTATAGCAAAATATAATATAATTATATTTTAGACAATTATATTATGGCAAAAAAAAAAAGTATATTTAAATCTGTTAGTAAAGCTTTATCATCTGCTGGGAAAACTGCAGCAGTAGCCGTGGGGGTATCAAGTAGCACAAAGTCATCATCGAATGAAATTGCAGATTTAACAAAAAAACTTGCAAAATGTAATTCGACTACAACATCATTAACCATCGATAAAATAAATTTGAATAATGAAATCACTGGGTTAAATGGTAAAATAACCGGTTTAAGTAGTGAAATCAGTGGATTAAATAATGAAATAATGGGTTTGAATACTGAAATTACCGGTTTAAAAACTACGATTACGGGATTAAAATATAATTTAGGAAAAGAACAAACCAATAATACTTATTTGAATGACCAGGTGTATGGAGATGTAAATAAACTTGGTTCATCTCAATTGGTAGCTACCAAAATTGGTAAAGAAATCGCCGGATTTGAAAACAAAGAACCTTTTGTAGAAGGACTAGAGGGCGATGCATTAGCTGTAAATCTGGAAAAAGTTACAAAGGAAAACGAATTACTTGAAAAACAAATACAAGAAAATTCTAACAAATTCACGGCCGACGATAGTAAATATTTTTATAAAACAGAACAATACAATTTTCAATTCAAAGTAAATCGCGGATTGAATTTCTTTTATTATATACTAGTCACTATTTTAGCAATTGTATTAGGATTTTATGATAGAACAATCAATTTATACGTAAAATGCGGCATAGTATTTGTATTATTATTTTATCCATATTTAATTGTATATCTAGAATATCTAATATACATTGTATCAAAATACGTATATTCTATATTGTATAATACTCCCTTTGATATGCAGAATGATTATTGGTTTATGATAACAAATCAATAATAACTAAATTGCTAATGTGTCAAATAGGTAATCGATATTCATCCATTTTACCCGTTTCATGATTCAATGATATAATAGTATTTTCGGGTATCATTGTTATCGCGTCTTGTATTGGTTCACTAGTAATCAATAGTCCATTTGACGATTTTATATTCCAATATAACGATGGAGGATATTGTTTTGTATCATATTGACCCTGGTCATAATATAAATATCGGGTAATCACCACTTCGCTATCATTTGCATATATAATATTTGCAACGATTTCAATCTTCCATTGTTTGAACATGGCAAACAGTTGGGCAAAAGCATCCACACTGTTTTTGGTTTTAGTTTTACATGTCAAATATAAAAAAAACAAACATTCAGTGTCTGTCCCGCCAACAATATGTGGTAAATATTCGGGAGCAATTGCTTTTTTAATCTGGGATATGTGATTGGGAAAATTATCGATATATCCGTTTTGTAAAAAAATCTGGTTTTCGAAGAAAAACGGATGCGTATTTACGATGGCCTTGTTTCCATATTTCTTTTTACGAATATGACCGATAACCAAATGTTTGGGAATTTTACGAATAAGAGGGGGCAATGCTTTATTGTGAATATATAATTCGGTATTTTTATACGTATTCCAATTACCCTTACTAAACCATGCCAATCCATATCCATCACGATGACCGATTTGGTCACGCTGGTTATCGGCGCCCGGCGTATTTTTACACGATTGAACGCTTTGCTTAAGAAAGCCGTTTATGATTTGATTTACATTTCCGTGTTGAAATTCTACAAAGAATCGACACATCTGTCTAATATATATCAATAAAAATTTTTGTTTTGTTTTATTGATATATTGTTTTTGTTTTTGGTATATTGTTTTTGCATTTGGTATTATACATGTATTTTACAAATCATTTGTATCTATATCCGTATTATCATTGCTACTATCATCTAAATCTATACTGGCATTATCATAATTAATTATAATACCTACCCATGCCCTATTCGTATCATAATTTCCATATTTTTTGTCCATATATGTATGCACTTTTTTCGAACTTGGGCAACCATTATTGCCGTGAATCGATTTATACCACATCGAGAATTCGTTGGTAATTTCGGATTTGGTGACACGTCCATTTGGTTTATCGATAATTCTATCGCGAATAAATTCAGCAATATAATCGTTCTTCTCTTTGTAAGAATTACTGGCCGATAATACCCGCGGACAATCTTTCACAATACCATCCGTCTTAAACGCGATTTCAACTAACATTGCTAAAAACACTTCCCTCCATACGGGGAATTTCTCATTTATTTTAGTATCTTTCAAGAATTGGTATGGTTTCTTGTCTTTTGGATGGTCTTTATATGGGTCGTTTGTAAATAATGATTCAAAATCAACTACGCGAATTCTGCGCCATGTGCCGTGGTCTTGACTCTTAATATCCATCAATACGTTCGTGCAAACAACTAATTTGAATTGTGGAATAAAGGTAACCATCTCCGTCATGAATGGTGCTCTTGCGGTAATGGGGTCAAACCCACTGGTAAGTTGTTTTAATACACCCTCATTGATTTGGTCTCCTTCTTGTGGTTCTTGCATCAGTGCGAATCTCACGCCTTTCAATGCCACTATTTCCGGAGCCAATCCACCAATTTTTCCTCTTCTATCCGTAATGAGGGATAATGGAACATCGCCCTTATAATCGCCTAAAACTTCCTTCATTAAATCGGTCAATACCGATTTTCCGTTGGCGCCGATACCAAGATACATATTAAATGTTTGATTCGATGAAGTGCCTAATAATGTAGATGCTAAGTGTTCCCACATATAATCATGTAATTGCGGGTCTGGGAACAATTTACGCATAAAATCATTGATTTCATTAATGGTTTCGCCATGTTTGAGTGGGTCCAATTTATTATAATCGATTTTGGTGCATTTCGATAAATGGTCTTCTGGATATCCCTTGCGAAATATTTTCTGTTTGAAATCAATGACTCCGTTATTGCATGATAATAGATATGGATTGTTATCAATTTGCTGCAAGAAATCATTGTCATAGAACCATTCTCTCGCTTCTCTCATAATATTGTTCTTATCATTCGTATTTCCTAGACGAGTGCAGATATTCAATATTTTATTGGCATGTTCTTGCATACGTTTCGACTTTTCTTCGTCCGGTGGATTTAGCGTGCTGGCCATACTCATCATGGTTTGAGCGCGTTTCCAATATAAATTACGTAGAGTAGTAGATATAGAATGTCTTAAAGCAGTTCCGGAATCGTTTTGCACCCAACAATGTTTCTTCAATTTATACCACATACCGGACTTTACACTCACACATACATATTCATCTTTATGTAATTGATATAGAACACCGGCAATATCGAAATCACCGCATCCTCTCGAATTCTTATCATTTCCTATTTTATCTAACGTAATTGATTTAATGGTTTGGTCAATATAATAATCTATGCTTGTTTCACGAACCAAGTGAAATTTGTCATGCGCGTCTTCTTTCGCCCAATGCATGATGGAACGTTTGGTAAGTCCATCGGGATTTTTGAGGTCGAATTTGTGCCATCTTTCAAATAGGTCGGCAATATCGGTGCTGAAATTGAAATTGGTCGATTGTGCACTGAATGCAATCCATACGATTAAAAGTCGGTCATCTATATTACGCAATGCCCAACCGACTCTTATCCACTTACTGAATGACCCTTCGCCATAATACGATTCTGGCAAAGTCATCGTATAATCATTGGCTTCTCTCAATTCATATTCCGTCGAATTAAGATTATCTAAAAATTCGTTTACCGCATCGGTCAATTGGTCGTGAGTTTTGATATCTAGAATATGATTTGATAAGTTTGACCCCGTGGAGCGTTGTAGCGGTCGCGATGCCGTCGATGTTTCTCCCGAATTTCCCTTGATTTTGATGAATTCATTGGTATAAAAGAATGACGGATGTTTCGAATATCTGGCGGATAATTTCTCTATATTTTTTGTAATATTGAAACTCGATAATTCGAGGGGATTACGACTTAATTCACCATCATCTGGGTCAAATGTAACATCATAAATATAAGTTAATTTATATACATCGTGATGTGGTTTTCGGGAACCATACAATTGCCAATTTGTTTTACCCGATGAAATCCCGGCATCAAATACGCCGTCCCATGAATCAACATTGATGATTGGAAAATCGGACCATGCTTCGGCAACTTTTGGCATGATACGTTTTCTCAATATTTTTTGCGTTTCATGGTCACATTGCAGTCCAATGATAATATGAATACCGTCTTTTGTTATATTTTTTTCCTTGACCCGATTTACCCCGTCTTTTTGCATTACATAGATTTCGAATCGAGTCGTTTCGTCAAATTGGAAGATTGTTTTTAATTCGGCTAAATAAATATCGATACAATCCTCTATATGCGATTCATTATATACGCGGTCAGTGACATCATAATTGAAGTGCAAATCAATATCGATTAATATAGGTCCGTTTTTATCGAGTTGGACTTCCGTCAAATATTCTTCGGCATTTTTTCCAATGATTTCACTAGCATATAATTTCAAAAATTCGGGATATTCTTCGTCCCCAATATGATATGAACCACCATAATACACATTCGATCCTTTTTCACCGATACGCGTATTGGTAATGGGCAAATTTGTCTCCTTGGTGCTGTGTTTAATAATAAAATCTGTATATTTTTTCGATATAGATGATTTATTATTAGCGAATCCATTGGCCGCCATATGATTGGTTATAATAGTATGGTAGATATTTTTATATTTATTCTACCATTCAATTTTTTGGAAGATTCAAAAAAATATTGTATAACGGGTAGTTTTATGTTTTCGACCGTTGTATAGTGTAATCAAATTTCCAAATGTGAAAAATTGATTCAAAGAAACAAATTAAAATAATTGTAATATTTATACAATATATACAATGAAATTTTGCAACCACTGTTCAAATATGTTATACATCAGTATCAACGAAGACGATACAAACAAATTAATCTATTATTGTCGTAATTGCGGTGAAAAAGATGAATCCATTACCGAAGAAGGTATTTGTGTATTGAATACTCAACTGAAAAAGGGCGAACAAAAATTCAATCATATTATTAACAAATATACCAAATTAGACCCAACACTTCCGCGAATTTATAATGTGAAATGTCCAAATGCTGAATGTAAATCAAACGGCGATTCGGCGACCGGGCAATGCGAAGTTATTTACATCCGTTACGATGATGATAATTTAAAATATTTATATCTATGCACAGAATGTGATAATATATGGAAAACGGACGACAATAAATAAAAAATTGAATCTATTTGTAAATATATTTTTTATTGCACAATATATTTAGAAATAATCACAAATATCCTATTATAATATATAATGGACGATAAATATGACGATGATGACATCAATGTGTTTCAATTCAAAAACAAGGGCGAAGAAGTAAATGAAAATGAAAATGAAAATGAACTTTACAATAAGGATGATGATGATGTAGATGATGATGATGTAGATGAGGACGATGATGATGACGATGATGAGGACGATGATCATGTAGACCACGATGAGGACGGTGAATATACCGAAGAAAAATTGAATGAACAAATAAATGTTATAACCGACCATGAAAACACTATGAGTGACGATGATGAAGAAGACGATGATGCAAACTATTTACAAAAATTCAATGAAAATTTAAAAAAAAATATAATACAAGACAATCATCCCGAATTACAATACCAAAATTATGAAGAAATCGAAAATTTAACTGTGATTGTAAAGGATGAAAACGGCAAAATCGTCGACCCATTACATCGAACACTTCCCTTCTTAACCAAATACGAAAAATCTAGAATTTTGGGGGAAAGGGCTAACCAAATCAATTCCGGTGCAAAACCATTTATTGAAGTGGAACAAAACGTAATTGACGGGTATTTGATTGCAATGGCCGAATTGGAACAACGTAAAATTCCTTTTATTATTAAACGACCTCTTTGCAACGGTGGATGTGAATACTGGAAACTAAAAGATTTAGAACTGATTTGCTAAGACCGCCACCCCCGCGATTACGCTATAAATATATTTATAAAATATATGTAAAGATATGACATCATATATAGTAAGCTATAAAAATAAAATGTTCGAATTTATTGAATCCATTCATACTCGACATATGATAGAAAACGGCTATCAAGCAGTAAATACATTAGAATTATGGGATTTTTTATCGAAATTTGAACCAGAAGAAGGAAAAGGTTTTATGTTTACAGATTGCCATGAAATAAACAAAATAGGTGAAAAAATGGAAGAATTACCGAATTCACCTGGCCACAGTGGTTCATCATTTGCATTTACTATGCGACATTTACAATATATTGCCAAACATGGACTAGACAAATATAAGCGCGACATACACGGCCAATTCCCAATTACACAATAAATGAATGAAATGACTAAAGAATAACTAAATAAAAAAATCCATATCGAAATTCAATCTACTGCAATATTCTTTGCACATTCGGTTTGTGTATCTGCATTTTTTTTTGAATCTTCACCTCGTCCAGTAAAGTTACAACATAATAACAATAGGTCGCTCAACCCTTTATAACATTCTTCATCAATAAATGATGAATAATCTTGCAAAACTGTTTCATAATTTTTCATATCGGCTTTTTTCAAATTGTAAAATCCCATGTGATAATTTGAATAGTCAATGAAAATACGACCCATATAATAATATGCTTCTGCACGTGAATTATATATACATGTGGCAAGAACAAAATACTGAATAATAATATCAATTGAGTAGTCAAATATATGTAGTAATTGACCTATTTTTATATAAGATTCATATAATTCATCATTGTCGACATTCGAATATTTTGTATATCGTAGATACCAATCTAAGGCATTTTTCCATTTTTGATTATTATAATATAGTTGCGCAATCTTGAATACAGAAGATGTATATAAACTATAATCATCTACAATCAATGTATCATCCATTTGCTTTTCTAATTTTTCGATTACGTGGTCCAAAGTTTTGTCATCATATGTATGATTATGTTTACAAATATAAAATTCTTTCATGGTAATATATGCATATTCTAATTCATCTGTGTTTATACAAATGATTTTTGGATTGTATATTCCTACGGATATCCATTTATAATGATTATTAAACAAAATTGTTTTTTTGTATATAATCTTTCGTTTTTTGGTAAAAATTTGGGATTCTTCTATATTACTCACTTTGTAATCAATTATTTCATTTTTTTCATATACGTTTGCATTGTAGCCAATGATGCTTTTATGGTCTATTCCCAATACAATATGAAACGTATTGTTATCAACAATTTCTTTGGGTAAATATATTTCATCATTTATATCTATATGTAAAATAAAATCGGTTTTTTTATAACATGCTTCAAACAATAATTTTTTATGTACGTCGATTCGTTCACTGTCACTATAAATGACTTCACCTTGTATATTTTTTTCTTTAAAAAAATCAATAATTAAATTCACGGTATTATCCGTTGAACCCGTATCCAAAATAACCCAATAATCAGTAATTTTATAAATTTTTTCTAATTTATCTACTATGGTTTTTTCGTTATTTTTACATATCATTGCAAAACATATTGAGTTCATTGGTTTTATATAATTATACACATTATTCTCTTGTGTTTATATTTATTCAAAATAAATATAAATACAAACCGGATAATCTTTTATGTTATGGAAGCAAATATACAGAATTGGGACTTTGATTATATAAATGATGATGAAAATACAAAATATAAATTATTATTGAATTATTGTAATTCCAATAAAATAAAATGTTTATTAGATAAAACTAAAAATGAATATAGTTTTGTTGAAAAAACGGTGTATGATATTTCAAAGTTCCATTTGGACCGTTTAAATATAGATATAAACCGGGAAGATATATATATTTCATTTTGGTTCAAAACATTTTTTCAATGTTCTAATTGTAGAGATTTACATTTTGATAGCTTTGTTAATGGTGATGATTCTGGTTTTAAAACATCAAAAAATACATCATTCTTGAGTATAATCACATATTTGACGGATAACGAAAATCCTACTATCATTACAAATATAAGCGAAGAAGTGATTGAAAATAAAAAATACCTAGAAAATCCATCTCTATGTTTTTCATTTCCAAAAAAATACAAACAAATATCATTTAACGGAGGTAAATATATTCATGGCGAAATCCCTTTGTTTGAAAAAACATCAAATGAATTACGCGAAATGTTAGTAATTACTTTTACAAATAATTCAAAACCCTTGCATGTGCCATATTATAATGAACCTATATTTTTTTATCATAATTTTGAGAATAATCGCGTAAAATTTACTGAAAATACATACAATATACATGATAGTATAATATCTATCAATAAATCTGCAAAAAAAACACAATATGTCTTGGTAGAAGATTCAATCATAAATCGTGATATATTTGAAAATATACTTGAAAATAAGATACTTGGACAAATGAACGTTTTTTCGAAAATTTTCAAATCTATTTCTATGAAACCCGATTTATTTTATTTCGACCTATATTCAAATTCTTCAAAATACGACCCGAATCATACGATTTATTTCAAAGATTACAAAATGAATAGTTTAACTGAAAAAACAAATATATCAATGAAAATAGACGAAGAAGCAATTGCGCCATTATCTAATCTACATACGTGGAATATTCATACGAATGATAAATCAAATGATAAATTGATTGGATATTTATCGGCGGATTTTATTGGAAAACCGTTTATATTAAATCATTCAAAACCGGTTTTTGATATTATCGAAAAATATGTTTATGATATTGCGCAATTTCATTTGAATAGAATGAATATAGATTTTAATAATAATGTATCAGTTGAATTTTCATTTTCTTCAACTACGGGTACTATACATACTAAACATGATAAGAAATCCTTAAAAATACCCCTATTGACTACCGTTACCTATTTGAATGGTTCTGGCGGTCCATTATTCATTACAAATATAGATGAAAATGCATATAAATTCAAAAAAATAGATGATAAAACGATGTGTATATGTTTTCCAAAAAATATGAAACATATCGCATTTAATGGCGGTCAATATTACCATCATACAAATATATGCAATAATATAATGTCAAATGAATATGTATTATACGTAAATCTATGGTTAGATTATTGTCCTAATAATACTATATTATATTCTAATACAAGTAGTAATTATAATAACGATACAGAATTGTTAACTTTTACGAATCACAATGGAAATGTTAAAAAATTGTCAATAGACACAAATATAATTTGCAACAATTTTTTTGAAAAAATTTTTTATAAAAAAAATAACGATATATTTTATAATTTGAGTAATATACTATACAAAGAAGACATTGACAATTATGATACATTTGTATTACAGAATGATACATCCGGTTTAGATAATAATAATACACAAAGTATTCATATAAATGAAAAATGGTATCGATATTTTCCTAAAAATAATTTTGTAAAAACCAATGAATATTTTACTGATACAGAAATAATTAACAACAATATATGCGATTGGATAATGAATGAAGTAAACAAATATATTTCTTCACAATTGTCAAAATTGAATGTTATTGATGTAGATAATATTCCAAAAATATTAAAGTATTTAATAAAAAATGTATTCGACAAACTTAGTGAAAATCTTCAAGACAAATTTGAATTGACCAACCAATCAAAATTTGATTTCAATAATATTTTTATTAGTCAATCAAATATTTTACACAATTATATAAATACATCAAATATTGTATGTGTTTATTTATTTCTTGAACCTGCACAATTTTTTATTAGTAAAAATAATCATATGAATCATGAGATGGATGACGATTTTATAGTAATGGAAAAAGGCGATATTTTAATAATTACTCAAAAAACAGAAAAAAAATATATTAAAACAATGAATAATTGTTATATGATATTTTTTACAATCCACATAAATGATGTTTTATAATTTTGAAACAAAAAAATTATTTTTATATGATGATGAAAATTATATAAAAATAATAGAACATAATAATAATATACATGAACTCTTTCATATTTGAAATACCAAATTCTTTACCTGAATCATTATGCGATGATATGATTTATATGTACGAACTAGAAGATAACAAATATGATGGTATAACATTTTCAGGCGTAAACAAAAATATTAAGGATACTACTGATTTAGTAATGCCTAAAAACAATATATTATGGGAAAAGGTTGAAAACATTTTAAATATTCAATTATCTAAAGGATTAACCGAATATATGAAAATATTGAATAAAGAAGAATATTCAAGATATCATGTTTTAGATGAATGTAAATTAACGGTAGATTCTTTCATGTTACAAAAATATAAAAAATGCAAAGGACGGTATATATATCATAATGATTCACGCAATGATTGTGATAAGTATAGGGTCATTACTTTCATATGGTATTTGAATGACGTAACCGATGGCGGTGAAACTGAATTTTTTGGAGGCGAAATAAAAATTAAACCAGAGAAAGGAAAATTAGTATTGTTCCCTGCATCTTGGACATTTCCTCACAGAGGTAAAATGCCAATATCAAATGATAAATATATAATAACGAATTGGTTTTACAAAAAAGGTCTATGATATTACTATCATGTTGCAAAATAATAAATAGTTACAGATGCAGTATCACTATTTCCAATTATAAAATTTGTAGGGCATTGAGCTTCTCCAGGTGTTCCTTTAGTACCAGGATCTCCAGCACTACCTGTTTCACCCTTTGCACCTGTTTTACCATCTGGTCCTTTATCAATGGGTGCTGTACACTGCTGCTTTGGAGAATTCTCGCCAACATCACCAGCATTACCCACACCACCGGTTTTACCTGTGCCACCCGCGACACCCGCGCCACCGGTTTTACCTGCATTTGATGTATAATTCGAATTGCCAAGTTTCAATGATGAATTAGTTGCTGAAGTAACATCAATCGTTTTAGCAGTTCCAACAGTAATAAGTTCAGTTGTAAACATATAGACACCTTGACCACCCTCGCCACCATCACCACCAGCACCACCTTGACCACCAGCACCACCTGGACCACCTTCACCTCCTTGAGCACCTTGTCTTTGTAGCGTTACCTGATCACTCGGACCGTTACATGGTTTGACACTAGCAGGTGAACCTTTCGCCCCTTTAGCACCATCCGGACCTTTATCCCCTGTAGCCCCTTTAGTCCCTTTAGCCCCAGTAGTACCCTTGCTACTAGATATATAAAATTTTACGCCATTACACCAAGTTGGAATTATTTCTTGTGAAGAAGTCGTATGTTTCTTACTCGTGGCCATAATTTGGTTATCTGTTACATCTGTTCCATTAATCTCATACAACAATTTATTTTTAATCGTACTGTAATCATCTGTTCCTTTAGAAAATGGAGGAAACCCCTGATAATTAACGCTTGATATTGTTGAATTTCCAGATGTTACCAAATCTGTAATACTTGTTCCTTTGTATGTAAATTTTGTTGTTGACATTATTATAATATATTACCATGTTTTTTTAATATATTATTTGAAAAAATATTATTGCTAAATAAAAAATTCAGGGTCGTAATTCAATCTCGTGCTACTTTTGTGATATTCTGTTTGTCCACCATGTCCATAATCGCCAATGGCGTCTTCTATCGCCATCATTGGATACATCAATGCCCGATTACCTTGTTTGGTAATTGTCCAATCAGGACTAAATGGTGCTAGGGTTGAATCTGTAATGGTTGCATCCGCATATCCATTTCCATATTTATCAACTAGAGATTGGGCATGTGAACGAGAACACATATATAAATGTGCACCCCAATGTCCATGTTCAGTGGCGGGATAATTATGATATTTATAGGGTCTATTTTCAAAATTGTGTTTTAAACTATATCCGGAGATCCAATCTTCTATTTTGTAATTTGTCATATGTCCAAGTAATAAAAAATCTAAATTCATTGTTTCGAATTCTTCAATTATATTTGGAATATGATTGGCAAATTCTTTGTGTAAATAAATATCGTCTTCGCAGAAGAATCCGTATTTTTTATCGGTTTGTAAGAATAATTTTAACATTTCCACGTGACCATACGTAATTGACCACAAACGTTTTACACCTTCCCCAATAGGTTGATTTATTATCCGTGGGTCAGTAATTTCAACCCCTTCAAATATATTGAGGTTTAGTCCAATCTTAGCAAAACGCTCTTTCATATTTTTATATCTAACCTCGTTTTTGTAACATAAACAATAAAATTCGCATACGTCAATTCCTTGATTCGCCATATATATAAATAAAATCCTTTATTTTTATATTCTTTTTATGTTTTTTACTTTTTACTTTTTACATAAAAACATACGCCCTATACCAATACATTGCTAATGACTTGTTTATTCAGTAGTATCTCTTTGGAAATGTTTTTGTCATCTCCACTACATGCCTCTTTACAAGTATTGCAAGAATAATTATATTCACTTTTTCCCGAGAAAGTATCGTTATTTGTATTCAACGTATAATATGTTTGTGGTCAGTGCCAGTAAATGTGTATTATAGTCATTTTTATCACTCGTATTATAATGACAACATTCACATGAATATTTATATTTACTTTTTCCCGACTTATTATTCTTTTTATCCTTGAAAGTAATCATATGTTTTATTATAATTACATACATTTTTGTATTATCAATGCATTTTGCACATGAATATTTATATTCACTTTTTACCGACAAAGTATCCATTCTGTAATAGATGTATAACAAAAATCGGCGAAAAGTAAACAATTCAAGAAAAAACGGATTATACATCGTTTATCACTTGTTTATTGAGTGGTATTTCCTTGGAAATGTTTTTGATAATCTTTTCAGTGTTCTTCTCATCTCCACTACATGCCTCTTTACATAGTAATACCGAGGTAGTAATATGTTCGTCATTATCCGTTCCTTCCGGAATGTTTTTAGACCAATCGACACATTGTTTCAAATTGGTAGTGCTAATATTTGCAATGGCTTGTTTGGTATCTTTTAGATTTTCATCTCTGTTCCACGTGTCATTGTTATGAACATAAAATGTATTACGCCGTTCGTCGGTGCAATGAAGTGGTCTTTCAGTTACTTCCATGGATTTCAATTCATCAATAAAGAGTTTGGAAATACCGTTTACATAACCGTTTTCATATATTTTGAACATATCTACTTTTGTTTTGAGGACCTCAATAAAATCACTCAAATTTTGTGCGTTTTTACATTTGTCGGTTAGAAACATATTTATATTATAGTTTTGCTTATTATGTGAATTGATAGTATTGTGTGAATTCGTCGTAGTTTGTTGACATTTCACAATATCCGTCAATGTATTATTTTGAGTAATCATTGTATTATTTTGAGTAATCACTAAATTACGCATTTCTTGATTTTCTTTGAGCAACATATTTATGATATGAATATTTTGATTATCATTTTGTTCATCAACCGTTCGTATAGGTTCGACGAGTTTATTATATGTGCATTTTTTTTCATGATACCACAAACTGTTACGTGCATTATATGACTTGCTACATTTTCCACATATAAATTCAGTAATTGGCGTTTTTTTTTGCACTTTATGCTCTTTTTTCAAAAACATAGAACGGATATGTTTTGCAGTTGTTATATGACGGGTCCATCCACTTTTTACAAAGCATTTAAAGTTGCATTTTTCACAAACCCATTTGTTCGGCGTTTTTTTTGGAGTTTTTGTAACTAAATTGTTCAAAATTATAGAACGGTTATGTTTTGCAGTGGAAATATGTCTATTCCAATCACTTGGTTTACTGCATTTATAGTTACATTTTTCACAAACATATGGAAGCGCGTTTTTTGAAAGTTGCATTATTCTAAAGTATTCTATATTATAGAACAAGATTTTAGTACGGAGAATTTTACGCAAAAAACTATGCAGTCATTATTTTTGATTTTTTTTGAATTTCGCTGCATCTAGGTAAGAAACGCATTTTTTGCATTTTTGAAGACCCACTTTCCTATTTCTGACATTTTTCTGACAAAATGAAAATGTCAGAATCGCCGATAAACCTACCATTTATTTTGGGGTTTTTGGAATGGATATAGAAAACATTCTCTTATTTACAAAAAATAATAAAAATACACACCGACATACAGCGGATATATTTCATTTCAATATTTATTTCGTTTTTTTGCATATAAAAGTATAAATTTTGTCAGCGGCGCTTTTGTTCAAAATCATAGAACAGTATTTTTGCAGTTGAAATATTACAAATAAAAATACACTTTTAGCTGCATGTATAGTTGTGTTTTTCGAAAACGTAAATATTTGGCGGTTAAAACGGAGTTTTTTGTTCTAAAATGTTCAAAATCATAGAACACCAAGTTTTAGCAGTGGGTATATAAAATGAAAAAATACATTTATACAGCATTTATCGTTTCATTTTCGCCAACAAAATAGTAGGTGTTTAAAAAGGGCGTTTTTGTTCTAAAAATGTTCTAAAGTATAGAACAACAATTCGCACCGGCCAAATTTACTCCAAAAAAGTATGCAGTCATTCTTTTTGATTTTTGTTGAATTTCGCTGCATCTAGGTAAGAAACGCATTTTTTGCATTTTTGAAGACCCACTTTCCTATTTCTGACATTTTTCTGACAAATGAAAATGTCAGAATCGCCGATAAACCTACCATTTGTTTTGGGGTTTTTGGACCCCCGTATATACAAAAAATTGAATATAAAGATAAATCGCATTATATACCAATACAATACTCGTATATAATGAACAAAATCGTAAACCCAGAGTCCTTCCGCGAAAAAATTCGTAGTAAATTTGCTGTTATTTTGGGCGATTCTACGAGTGCAATTAATTTAGAAAAAGGCGTTTTTAATTATGCCATTAAAGAATCCAATACACGCAAAATTGTTAAAAAATGGGAGAATCCGGCATTCTCTCAATTATATTTGGACCGGTTGCGTAGTATATATATAAATCTCAAAAATGATTATTTAATACAACAAATCAAGCAGAAGGAAATATTACCACAATCGATTGCTTTCATGACGCATCAGGAATTAAATCCGGCACATTGGAAAATACTCATTGACCGTAAAATTAAACGCGATGCATCGAAATATAGTAATAATATTCAAGCGTCTACTGATATGTTCACTTGTAAAAAATGCAAATCAAAACGTTGCACATACTATGAATTACAAACCAGGAGCGCGGATGAACCGGCCACTATTTTCGTAACCTGTTTAGATTGTGGAAAACATTGGAAATCTTAATTGTCATCCATGACTCGAGTCAAATTTACAAAAACATTTATTATTTCCAAATAATAGTCCAATGATGCCGTAATAAAATCACCAAAATAGTCGCGTTGCATAATTTTGTTTGTGTCATAAATGATAAATAATGAAAAGAGTCCTAGTGCAAACATAGCCAACCCTTTCGAAACATGTGAATAATTTCCCATAAAAATAAATACGATACGTGTAATAATAAGCAACAATAATAAAAAAAATAATATAGCACCAAACGCGTTACTCAATTTTATACCGAGAAAAACGAGCAACATACCGAAAATAAACATACTGGAAAATATACCCATGGCACCTGCAATAGCCGTTTGTATAATAGCAGGGTCAACTATATATTTCATGAATGAGAGGAAATATCCTTCCATCGCTGAAAAAATAGTGAATACTAATATTTTTGCCCATATAGGTATATCGGCCATCATAATGAATATTAGAACCAAAGATACTATAAAAAAAGAAACAAAATATAATATGGATATAGATTTTTTTACTTGTTTTCCATCGGCGTCTTTATGTGAATTCTCCATTACAAAATAGGTGATTGCCAATTGCACAATAAGATTGGCAAATACTAGCGTAAGAAAACTTTTTTTTTCTTCTAATAATGCCATGAATTTTCCGGATTTCACATTGCTAAAAAAAGAAAGAGCATTTCCTTTTCCGCCAGATTGATTTTTTCTAAATAATTTATTGTATAGATGGGAAGGAGCCATATATATAATATACTGATATTTTTTTGACAAAATGAAAAGAATACAAATCTAAACGTATTGTTCTTCCGTTAATTCGCTAGTGCAACCCAAGTAATTTTCCTGAGCAGGTTCTTCTACTGATTTTAAGTCAAATATGCTTTTGATTGCATTTGTTTTACTAATTTTTGTTTTTGGTTTTTTGACATATACTTCTTCTTCCTCTTCTTCTTCTTCATCTTCCTCCTCCTCATCTTCCTCCTCCTCATCATCTACGACAAATCCATCCTTGACGTAGCCGTCTTTTGTTCTTGGTAATCCGTCGTCGTCGTCATCATCGTCATCATCATCGTCATCGTCGTCACCCAAATCTTCAAAACCACCATATAATGTTTCATATATTGTGTTCCATCCAGATTCAGTTAAATCCATCACTTTAGAAGGATCCGATTCTAATTTTTTGACAATGACACAATTACCGAAAAACAATGTATTATCAATGGGTGGAGGGAATTCGTATTTATTTTCTTGGTTTGCCTTGCCGGTTGTTTTACCAAATACTGAAATAATGTATTTTTTTGATTCAATTTCTACTGTCCAATTTGTATGGCATTTAAATCCGTCATTGGTCTTAAATCCGGCTTTTTTGTATAATTCGGCTTCATCATAATTTTTAAATTGTAAGGCCTTGACATTTCCTGGTTTTTCGACGATAATAATACTTGGCATTTTTATATGGGTAAATAAAGTAGGGTTATTTTGTTTGTATGTTTATATAATTTTCCAAAAAATTATTTTCAATTTTTTGCTACCGAATATTTCTTACGTTATATTTTTACGTAAGAAATATACATAAACACATATAGACATTTTATATTACACAATTGTCATTTTATGTTATATATAATAAAAACCGCGATAATTTCATTACTTATTATTGCGTTATTACATTATTTTTGGAATTATTTGAAAGACACATATACTACCAAGAAAACAAAAGATTTAGTAAAAACGCAGACCGAAAAATATAAGGCCATATTGGACGAAATGTTAGAAAACCGACGACCGGTGCAAAATAATGTAGATGATTTGTTTTCACAAAAAGAAAGTATGCAGAATGATTTAGACAATTTTTTGCAAGAATGTAATGTATAAATTGGTTAACGGGTTACGGATTTACGATATGAATATCCAAGTTATATATAGTTTGTCTAAATGACTTCGCGTAAGATGTAAATCATAATTGTATGCGCGGTATATTTCTTTCACGTGAAAAAACCTTGCGAAAAATCCTAAAAACATGATGGTGAATAAAGAAAGAAGAAGTCGAGTATTTATCACATTTGATAATAATTTACCAAAGAAAATATAACTCGTCGCATTGAAAAATACGCAATAAATTATTGTATGAAATAATACTGAAAAAAGCATATTTGCACTAATTATTTGAGAAATTGAAAGTTCCGGATTTGTTGTTTGTAAATACAGTTCAGTAAACATGATATATACAATAAATATATATTATATTTCATACGGTGTGTCTTTATTCATATCATTCGTAGCAAACACATTTTGTTATGATTACGAATATCCAGTGATTTCCAAACTAAAAATGGACAAAGTATTTTCTAAACCCATATAAAAACATCGACCTATATATGTATATAATAAACCATGGAACTCACTGCAATACAATGCCAATATGCTATGAAAAGATTTCCACCGTTAGAACTTTCCTATGAAACGATTTCCCATAAGAAAGTTTCCCCCAATTATAATATTACTTTAGCCATACCAGCCGGTAAAAAATTTTTCGCCTGGTTTACTTTTTATAAAAACACGGATGTATGTTACATCATGGAATTGAATCGCGACAAAAAAGTCAGTAAAATGACCAAAATAAATACAATTTTTCAACCGGCACTTTCACTAGGAACCGTTTTATACGGCACCATTTTAGAAAATACGGACCCGGCCGATGAAAAACGTTTCTTCGTCATTGAAGACATCTTTCATTACAAAGGCGTCAACATCGGTTCATTCTTATTTAGTGAAAAATTAGGGTATATACACGATTTTATGAAAAATCAAGTGGTCCAACGTTTTGCCGGACCCACTGGCCTCGTATTTTGTTTACCCATTTTATGGTATAATAAACAAACCGCCGATTTCGAATGTAGTGCCAATATACCCGCCCATTTATCATTAACGCAATTTGGTTATAGTGCCCACCATTTGCAATATCGTTCGTTAAACCATGTTATGCCATATTTAAATGTTTCATTAACCCGTAAAATAAATAACCCGGTCCAAATGGAAAAGAAAGAAGTTGCCGTAAATCCATCAATCTTACAAATTCACCTCGATTTTGCAAAACCGCAATATAAATTTCCGGCGACATTCCACGTGATTGCCGATATACAATTTGATATATATCATTTATTTGCCTATGGAAAAAACAAATCATTAGTTTATTACAATGTAGCGTATATACCGGATTATAAAACAAGTATCTATATGAATAGTTTGTTTCGAAATATACGTGAAAATAAGAATCTGGATTATATCGAAGAAAGTGATGACGAAGAAGATTTTGAAAATGTAGCAGAAGACAAATACGTTGATATAAAAAAGGTTTTATTGATTGAGTGTGAATTTCATCAAAAATTCAAAAAATGGGTTCCTAAACGGGTGATGCCACCCAATTCAATTGTAGTTCATATTGGTAAATTGGCGAATGTGTTCGGGTAAAAATTTTTTACGAGAAAAATGTCTATTATTTATTTCCCCCAAAAAATTGAACTACTTTTATACAAAAATAATTAGAGCACAACCAACCGACCAAACTACTATAAGTAAAATGCTGTTTTCAATTATTCTCGTAATATTACCTTTGGTAACAAATGGATTTATTTTCACAAGTAAAAAAAATGATTTTTCTAAAAAACAAAAGGAATATACTAGAAAATTATTGCAAGAAACTGAAATTCGTATCACCGACCGTATTGTATACAATAAGGATGTTACGTATTCATTCTTTCTAAAATTATGTCCGTCAATTACTGAAGGATTAATCGATTATTATAGTGAATATCATTTATTGAAAAATATTTCCAAGGAAAATTTTGAAAGAAACATCACAGAGGATGTAGCCGAAATATTTATGGAATCAATCTATACCTCAAAAAACTATCCGTCTTATCATGACTACGTTACTTTGAATATTGATATGAATGATATCATTACGTATCATGAACTCCATTGTAATGCAGAAGAATACGCTGTCAATAATACATATATGATGGATATGAAAAAACAAATGGTATATAAAGAAAAAACTAAAAAAATAAAAGAGATTGATATTAATTTTAAACCAACATATGAAATGGTTCATCAAGATTATAATAAAGTATTATGTCCCTTTGTTCAAAAATATATGGAAGCAAAAATACACAATACTAGCGATACGTACCAGATAGAGTATGATATGTATGAAAAATTCGTAGATGATATATACACACCTGGAAATTATGGAAATATATATAATCCAATTGTATCGGTTAGTAAAATAACCTATAACGATGCTAAAACATATTGGGAAAATCACTGCATGAAAAACAATGCAAACAAATATACGACCACTCTATTCTATAGTATAGTGACATTCACTTCAATTGTCGGCGTATTTTGTCTATATGTCATTATATATATGACTATGAACCTTGCCTATTTCTATAAACAAAAACATAGATATGCTGGTAATAAAAACGAATAAAAAGAAAAAGAAAAAAAGAAAAAGAAAAAAAGAAAAAGAAAAAAGGAAAAAAGAATCCATTCTTTTTTCTTGTGTCTGCGCGTAAAATATCTATATTCACTATATAGATGACAGAATTGTCTAATGCGTTTAAAAGTATTTTACCAAATATTGCAGTAACTGGACAAAGCGGTTCAACTGCACAATATGCATCAAAAGGTGGGAAAAAGGCGGCTAAAAAAAGTAGTAAAAAGGCGGCTAAAAAAAGTAGTAAAAAGTCCGCTAAAAAGGGCGCTACCCGTAAATTGTTCTCTTTTTTAGGATTCTAAATCGATATCATCCATTTTAATCAAACATTTTCCTTCAAAAATCGTCCCGGTGCTTCCACAAACTTTAGGCGTTTCGTCGACGACTTTTTGTTTTTTTGGTTCAAAAACACTATGCCAACTAGATGTATTCGTCATATCCGTATATTTACGACTATCGATTTGATTAATACGATAATTACATTTTTTATAAAATTGTCGCCGCTGTTTCCATTGATTTTGAAACAAATCATGAGAATCTACAATATCCACTATAATTGGATTCTCATGTTTTACTCTCAATATACGTCCAACGGATTGAACTATATCCGTTTTTGGCGTCACCATTACCAATGTAGCAAGAGTTTTTATATCTAATGCTTCTGCCGCCATTGCATATGTCGCTAACACAATTGCTTTCGTCTCCGTTTCGTTCAGGTCCGCCTGTTTCATACCGCCCACATAATATCCGGTCGATGCAATTTTACGATATTCAATCGCGTCATGTAAATAGGTCAATAATGAGCGATTATGACATAATATCATGATTTGATTGTCAGGATTCTCGCGTATTAAATCGCCCACCACTTTCACAATAAAATCACTACGAGGACCAAACTCACATAATTTGCTAATCATCGTGCTATATTTTGGCGAACCGCGAAAATCGTAGGCGACTTCATTAAATTCCGCGTCCCCGGATACATATTGGATAGCCCTTACACATACTTCGTCATCGGCCGAACGCGCTTCGCTATATATTTTGTTGCCAATAAACATATACAACACTTTGGTCAGTTGGTCTTTCCGGTCTACTGTCGCGGATATACCCAACATACAGGGGGTGATTGTTTTTAACAAAGTGCGCGAGAATTGTTCACTACCGATACGATGAACTTCGTCCACGATAGTTAGACCAAACGATGAAAATGCATTGGCCGGATATTCTTTGTCATAAATGGTCTGTATCATACCGATGACGATATCTTTGTCGTAAATGTCGAATACGGGTCCTTGGATTTTTCCCACTCTAGCACCGGGCAAGAATTCGGCAATACGCTCTATCCATTGATTCATCAAGAATTCTTTGTGCACAATAATGAGTGTCTTTTTTGCTAATAGAGATATGATTTTGAGACCCATCACGGTCTTACCAAATCCGCACGGAACCTCCAATATTCCGCCACTGCCAATTTGCAGCGAATCTTTACAAATCGGCGTATTTACATATTTGATATATATTCCCACAATTTTGTCCTGGTAATCCCGTAATGGTTTAGCAAATTCGAGAGCAATGTCATCGCCATCGTCGATTTCACATTTCGAAGGTAATCCATATCGTTCAATTCCGTAGAAACGCGGTATATATAGTTTGTTGGTATTTTCACGATATACTGCAAATTCTGTCTCTGGCGCGGCGGCACCGGGGCCGAATATTACGGGTTTTACCAATAATTCTTTGTATAGAAGGGCGATGTCTTCTTCTACCAATACATATTTAGGTATAGTATATCCTTTTTTACCTAAATACGACGATTCACATACCGTTTTTTTATATTCTTCGGTCAAATGAAATGGCGGTTTCACGGGTTCATTCGCCGATTTTGGTTTTTTAGCAATATTATACCATTTACGCCGAAAACTCATTATTCAAATTTGCAATATTTATACTTATATTATTGATGATAAATTTTTATATTGGTTTTCAAGATGTTTTAGGAAAATAGAATCAATTTTCGACAGTTCGAGGGATATATAATCAAAAAGATGACTACAAAAAAATATAATTCTACAATATATAATGAAATTACCAGCATCTTTAAAATCCGTAAGTATTTATGAATATTGTCTATTCATTATTTTTGCAGTGTATATTGTATTTCCAATTGAAACACCATTTCATATTGCCACTTATTTAGATTCCGCTTTAGGAATGGTTATCATGTTTTGTATTACTCTTTATTTATTTTTATATTCAAACCCTGTTTTAGGTATATTGTTCATTTTTGTTTCTTATGAAATATTACGTCGTAGTTCAAGTGCAACTGGACGTGTACCTATCGCGAAATATACTCCATCCCAACCTAAAAAAGATGCGGAATTGAGAGCCATGAATCCTCCTCAAGAAAGGACATTAGAGGAAGACATCGTAGCGGTTCGTGCACCAATTGGCCGCAGTGAGCCAAGTGTATTTAGTGAAAGTTCATTTAAACCAGTTGCCGACAATGTTGTCGGAGCATCATTGATTTAGAATGATGGCTACTGTGTAAAAGTGTAAATTATGTATACATATATCATAATTTACAAAAAGTTCATCTATTATGGAATAGGAGTATCAGTGGTTAACGCGTAATAAAATGGGCCAACCACAAATAAACTATATCCATATCCAAAAATACCCAGCATTGTGTATACGTAATTCATATAACCGGTATTCGGTTTTTTGTCAAATTCATTATTTTTAATTTTTTTACCCATATATTTTTTATTTTTTTTATTTTTCATTTTTTTATTCATAGAAGAACTATGGAGTAAGAAACCAACTGATAATAATATTGATATGGCTAGTCCTATGAGAGTGACTATAGAATAATTATTTTTCCAAAATATATAAGGTATATTTCCCAAAGAATATAATATAGTTTTAAATGCAATATTCAATGTGTTTTTGTCTCCAGACACAGATTTAGAGCTATCAAACTCTGCACCATTTAAATATCCAGGATCACTTTTTGCTCTATTATAAATAAAAACAAAACTCATTGTAAAAAATGTTAATAATATTATACCGACGATAAGTGAATAATAGTCATATACAAATCCTCCTCCAAACAAAGCACCTGCAAAAACTAAATAAAAAATACAAAATAAAATACTTTTATGGAGTTTTCTATCTTCTAATATATCGTGAAATATTTTTTTATATATATGCGGTGATATAAATAATGAAATTAGTGAAACAATTATAAATATAATTATAGAAAATAATATATCAATCGTTTTGTTTTGAGATGTTATAGACCCATTCAAATAATTTACAATGAGTCCATTCGACTCATCTTTACCAGTTTCATCAATTGGAACACATGTTTGAATCGAAGTAGTGATCGAAGCGTTACCTTCTTGAAACCCTTCAACCACGTTAGCAAATCCGTCCGTAATATTTTGCAAGATAAGATATTTTTCATCATAATTTGGAAACAAATCACATGTTTTAAAATTTTCGAAAGAGGTATTTACTTCAACCGCCGTATTCAATACCACTATTTTGTTGGAGCCATTTTCATAATAAAAATATGGATTTTTTTTATTGATTTTATCATTTAAATTAATATCCATACTTATTTTCGACGGATTAATTACATCAGCAGTTGAAATCATTTCGTCGATATCACTCGATTGTATTGAAGCATTTGTTTTTAGAGGAATACATACGTATATTTTTTCATTATTGTTGTTTGTAATTGGTGTATTTTCAATCACAATTTCACCATCAAAAACCAAATCATCTATAAAATGTGTTTTTTTGTATACAAACAGTTTAGAAGATTTATATTTTAGTGTAGGCCCCTGTGAAATGTAAATAATATTTGGATTTACTACATTTGCTGGTGTAGAAAATGTTATATCGACATATCCTCCATTATTCGGCGTTTGACTATATTGATGAAAATAAATTTTAGTATTGTAATAATCAAAGATAAGCTTTTTACTATCCGTTTTTTTTGTTTCATCATTACTAACAAATTTACTCATAATTATATAATATATACTATTATATAATTTTTGCACCTTTACAAATAATACTCTCCTAAATATGAGGGATATATGAAAATGTGCTGTTCTCATATACCGTTGCTAAAAAGGTATCTTTGTATCCTTCCACGTATACTGTATCCCCGTTTTGAATATCATTACATCCATATTCTCCCGTGCAACTTTTACCATTTACGCTAATGGGTAATTTTGTATTCATGTTTCCCGTATTCGAAATGGTATAATATTGCCATTTGTCTCGTCCATTCATCAATTTACGCCCCATAAGTGGTAATATCATATCATTCGAACGAGTTAATATGCCGAGTTGGGTATAATCCATCCCGGTTCCTCTCGTCTCTATATTAATCGGTATACCTCTTACGTCGGCAGAGTCGCGAGGGAAATAATAGCCATCGTTTCTTAAAGGTGGACTGTAAGGGTCGTTCATTGGGTCGTTTCGCGTAGCTACACCTACCAATTGGGTAGGTGGCGGAGAAACGACTACAACGCGCGACGATTCACTTACTTTGGTAGAGGAGGGTGCTCGATACATGTATAATGCGATTAATGCAAATATTAATATTAATAATACAAATGTCATATTTTCAATACAAATCACACCGGGTAAACATTTTTTTGCCATTTCTATATATTTGGATTATACTTAAAACTTAGGAAATTTTGGAATAGGAATTATTTTACACGAATAACATGTTTTATTCACTTCGTCCGGATAAGCGGCTATATGAAATCCTGTAATTGAATATATAGCACAATCAATCTGCCCAACTATATCCCATATCATTTTTTCAATTGCCCCTAGTCCAGTTATAAAAAACATGAAGGCAATCGGTGAATATACAGTTTTGCCTAAAATATCCAATGAATACCATTTCATACATTGTGGTATAGTTAAAATCATTTTAAAACCACATGTAATATAACTGAAAATAGATTTGAATACGTCTCCTAAAAATTTAAAAAACAAACCTATTTTTTTGAAAAAATCCCCTATTTTTTTGAAAAAATTCGTTATTTTTTTAAAAGGGTCTTTTGCCATATGATATCTAATATATAATTATATATTTTAGATATCACAACCTATTGTTTTTATTTTTTAGGTTCGTCCACTTTTGTTTCATCTACTTTTGGTGATAAAGTAAGTTTTTGTAAATATTCATTCATTTTTTTGATATTTGATAATATTTGACTTTGAATATTACTATCTTTACTATCTTTACTATCTTTACTATCTTTACTTGTTTCTTTATCTTCTTCATTGTTTTCCATATTTTCAGCGACGGCGTCGTCATCTTGGTTTTCCATATTTTCTTCTTTTTCTTTTTCTTCTTGATCATCTTCTTCATTTTCCATTCCTTCATACAAATTAGAACCATATTTGATAGTATTGGTCAAAACGGCTGATAATAACAAAATAACAACCATATTTTTGCTAAAAAATGATGTTAAAAACCCGAATAAAATGAAAAAGGTGATAAATACGAATTCACGATTTACTGTAAATACATACAAATTCAATAACGAAAATGCAAATACAATATACAAGAATGTGCGGTTGTGTAAAATCGCGTTCATATTTCCTAGACCAAGTAATTTTTTTGGTACATTTTTACTTAACTTATCGAGAGCTTTGACTATAGCAGACATATAATATATATTTCTATTTTATTTTATTTTGATTTTATAGATTTCTATATACTATCTTATTTATGCTAAATCCGGTTCTAATTCATACGTAGATGGAATGTCTCCCGAATATATATCCAATACTTCTTTCACTACTTCCTCTCTCTGTATGTCGTCACGAGAGAATTCGAAACTGGAAATACTAGAAGAACGTTTTCCCCTAAATTTATTTAAAAAATCGTCTAATCCATTTAATTCATTGATACGGTCAAATTGTTCTAAATCCCCCGTAATGACTAATCGGCTATTTTCGCCTAAACGAGTTAATAACATTTTCATTTGAGAGATGGTTGAATTTTGCATTTCGTCCGCAACAATCCAGCAATTTTTGAATGTGCGACCGCGCATATATCCTAAAGGAGCAATTTCTATTATTTTATCTTCCATCAATGCCACTACCTCTTTTGGTGAAATAAAATTATATAACACATCGTAAATGGGCCTTACCCATGGCGCCATTTTTTCTTCTAAAGTTCCTGGTAAAAACCCTAACTCTTCGTCCACGGATACCGATGGACGCGTGAATATGAGTTTGTCATATGTTCCTAATAAGAAATTTTTCACACCAAATTCGGTGGCAAACAGCGTTTTCCCGGTTCCGGCAGGTCCCGTTGCAACAATTATTTTTTTACTTTTGTTTTTCAAGTGCGTAACATATTCTTCTTGGTGCGGATTTTTCGGTTTGGTAAATTTTAATTCAAATGCCGTCTTTTCGTTTTTAGAAAGATGTTGTATATTCTCATATATTTTTCGTTGATTTTGTATGGATTTTTCGCGTTCTCTCTCAACATCCGAATAAAATTCATTCATTAATTCTTTTTCGGACTGCTTTTTTGCTTTACGACCGCGCCTTCTTTCAACTCCAATTAATTCTTTGGAATCTTCTAAATCCATTTACAATAATCCTTTATTTTATTTTCATATATTTGAACCTAATATAAACAACACTATATAAATGCATTATCGAGCCAATTATACCATGATTGTATAAATAAAATATACCGCGGTAAGGTTCGCACTGTAGTTATTTCATAAAAACGATATTTTTGACGATATATGCAGTCGTTTTTGTATGGTCTTTCGATTTTGTTAAATAAAAATTAAAACGACATAAAAATCTAATGAGTATATTATTTAGGAAGATGGCCGAATCCAATGTTGTGTTTGTTGAACCCATTTTAAAACCTGACGATAGTCGCTACGTAATGTTTCCAATTCAAGATAATGATATTTGGAAAATGTATAAACGCCAGATTGATTGTTTTTGGCGCCCGGAGGAGTGCGATTTATCGAAAGATTTGGGTGACTGGGATAAATTAAGTGTGGACGAAAAACATTTTATTTCAATGGTTCTTGCGTTTTTTGCTGCATCAGACGGGTTAGTTTCAGAAAATTTGGCATCTCGATTCATGGGAGATGTTCAACTATCGGAAGCACGGGCTTTTTACGGTTTCCAGATTGCGATGGAGTCCATCCATTCGGAAACATATTCATTATTGATTGATACCTATATACACGATTCTGCTCAAAAAACAAAATTATTCGAAGCCACGAGTAATTTCCCATGTATTGCTAAAAAGGCGGATTGGGCAAAAAAATGGATTAATGATAACCGTAGTTCATTTGCAGCCCGATTAGTGGCGTTTGCTGCCATTGAAGGTATATTCTTTTCATCAAGTTTCGCATCTATATATTGGATAAAAAAGAGGGGACTTATGCCGGGATTAACCTTTACCAATGAACTTATTTCGAGAGATGAAGCGTTACATACCGAGTTTGCAATTTTATTATATAGTAAATTAGTTCGCAAATTAAGTAAAAAACGTATTTATGAAATTATTCAAGAAGCAGTTGAAATTGAAAAGGAATTTATCACGGAAGCTATACCATGTCGTATGATTGGTATGAATGATAAACTCATGTGTCAATACATTGAATTTGTCGCGGACCGTCTAGTTGTTCAATTAGGATATGATAAAATATACAATTCATCAAATCCTTTTGATTTTATGGAATTAATTAGTATTGAATCCAAAGTGAATTTCTTTGAACGTACCAACGCGGAATATGCATTGGCTAATAAAACAGTCGACGAAACGGTATTTGATTTTAATACCGCCTTCTAAATGCAACTATAAAAAATTTGGTATGTATTTGTAATATAATATCATTCTATGGAAACAGCTAGGTATCGATTTGGAGATTTTGATAAGAACCGATGTGCTATCTAGTAATTTACCATATTCGGTATAATAATAGTTGAACCGGTGATTTTCATCAATAAAACATTCGCAATAATGATAATCAGGGTCTATCGCATATTCATTCGAACCAATCGTAACAAATTTTTCACGTTTACAATACATCAAATGACAATTATTCATACTACACAATATATACAATATACACAATATTTCTATGTATATATTGTATCAAAAATATATGTAAAGATAAAAAATTGAAAGTATAACCAAAAATATAAATATATAAATAAAAACAAAAATATGATACCAACAATCGTAATCATTTATATTCTTTTCATATGGTTTATATCGAGTCAAAAATCAAAGGTAAAAGCATACCATAAATATCATAATAAGCCCGATAAAACATATTTATTATCTTATCCTGGAATTTGCAGTGAACAAAAACATATACAACAAATATGCAGTAAATTTGAAATAGCCAGAAATCATTATAATTATACACCTAAAAAAACGGAACAAATATATGATTATGTGAATCACGATGAACATGGCGATGGTCCTATTGATACTGGCGATGAAGATGATTCGATAGAAGATGATTATAACTATTCGGGATTTACATATTATTCCATTGCACTATTGGTATTTACATCCATTTCAATGTGGTTAATTTATTTGTCTACTGACAAACCTCTGCGCCGATATGATGGAAAAATATTACCTGTGTATACATAAAAATAAAATCCAAAAAACATAAAACATGAAACATAAAACATGAAACATTCATTTTTCTTTTTAGTCAGTGTAATGTGTGTGAATTTTCTAGAAAATAGTAATATCGAGATGTTCATGCTCTTTTTTGTAATCCATATTTGTAACCGTATCCGTGTATATAGACAATGTTCGCGCACTCGCGTCATTTGCATCTACATATTTCGGCATCCAAAAATAAGGAACGATTTTACTACATTCCGGATAATAAATATCGAAAATCATTCTATAATATTTCTCTTCATCCGTAATAGGTGTATTTTCATTATATTGATGATTTACATTTGATATAACACTCAACTGTTTTGTCGAATATTCTTTTAATATTTGATATAATGAACGAGTTGTATCGCTCACCCCGTCACTAAACGCTTCTTTGCGTCTCCATAATATTTCTTCTGGTAATAATGATTCGCCTTGACTATTCAAATAATTTTTGAAATCAAATGCGCTTCTCAACAAATATTTCTCGCAGTTTTTTTGCAAAGCAATATATCGTATTGTTGCCGGAATAGATAAATAGTATTGAGTCCATGCTCTATCCAAAAAAGGGGTTCTTGGTTCTAGACCATGTGATGATATCGATTTATCTGAACGTAATACATCAAATGCATGTATATCCTTCAACAATCGGCGACATTCTTTATCAAATTCAAGGGAATCCGGTGCCATTTTCATATACAAATATCCTCCACACAATTCGTCAGAACCGTCGCCATTGAAAATGACTTTTGCATCACTATGACTAGAAATATATTTACCCAATAAATAATTGCCTATACTGGCTCTCACACTCGTGGTATCATACGATTCGATTGTCCGGATAACTTCTGGAATTGCATTGGTAAAATCTTCTTCGGTTAATAATATTTCCGTATGTTTACTGCCAATATGTTTCGCAACTATGGCCGCGCACCGTAAATCTTCGGAACCGGCTAAACCAATACTATATGTTTCGACTGGCGGCAATCCTCTCTCCAAATGAAAATCGTTGACTAAAGCGGCGACCAAACTACTATCTAGACCGCCCGATAATAAGCAAGCAATCGGTCGTTCAGTAGTTACACACCGTTTTTTTACTGCTGCTACAAAATATTTTTGTATATTTGATATAATGTTGTTTATTGTATTTGAATCGTTTGTTACAAAATCGCAGAAACTGGTGGTATGATATGCTATATTTTTGCAAAATTTCCAATTAGCCGATACTTTATGTTGTAATTTGTATGTCGAATATGTTCCCGGTTCAAATTGTAATATATCATATTTGTTTTTTAATTGGGTTGAATTATAAATTTTGGATAACATTTTCAATTCAGATGCAAAACCGATGATATTTTCATTCGCAACATTTGAATATAGTTGATAGAGTGGGCGAACACCATACGGGTCACGCGCTACATATAATAAGGATTCATCTAAGTGAATATTTTGGTCCAATAAAGAAAAGGCAAAGACACCATCCAATACTTTTAACGTATATTCTATACCGTAGCGTTTATATAAATGGATGATGACTTCACAATCCGAGTCAGTATTCGGCGTAATATTCATCATTGTGTATAATTCCTTGTAATTATAAATTTCTCCATTACATATCAATACTATATTGCCGTCTTTGATTGGTTGATTTGATTCTGCATTTAAACCATTAATAGCTAATCGGTGAAATCCATATGTTACTTTTATACCGATTTTTTCCAATGTAGAAAATTCGGGACCTCTCGATTTACCTTTTTGGAATTCACTATTTACAAACTCATCCGTTAATTGATTTTCATTGTTTAATAGTGTAAATATACCGCACATATTTAGGAAGATATTCGTTATATTTATTACGATGGTTTCTTTATGTTTATTTAATTTATTCTAAACAAACATAAAAAATGATTTTTATAATATTTATAGTATACATTATATTGTACATTATATATAATGAATAAAGACAACTCGAAAAAACAAGGATTATCCAGCCCCATCGCGTATGATGAAACGTTTACCAATTATGAAACGGTAGATAAGAAGAAGGATGAAGAAGAGAAACCAGAAATCACTTCCAAAATTGTTGAACCAACCGGTCATTCAAATTCATTTAAATATTTGACTGTCGTGAATAATGAATATGAAAGCGATAGCGATGATGAAACCGATGAAACAAAAAAGGAGAATGAACCAAAAATGAATGGTGTTACTCAATTCTTCGTCGGGTCTTTATCAGTCGTTGGTTTATTTATACTCTTTAAATTTTTATACAAGAAAAAGTAGGTTATTTACGGGGTTTACGGTTTCGAATTGTTTTTTTTAATTTACTGTATTTTTTGTTTCCTCCACTATGTAAATCCTTTGATGTTTTACATATTTTCCATTCCATTTCTTCCATACATAACGGACACCATGAATCATGATCCGGTGATGTTAGCCACCAAGGAAGTAAACACTTATGATGAAAACTATGTAATTTTTTACACATAATACATTCGGTTAATGGTTCTGTTTTTATTTTTTTATAGCATATACTACATTTAGCTTCTGTTATTTCACTTTTCATTTGTGCTATTTCGTCGGCAGAATAAAAATCTCCACACCTTTCTTCTATAGTATTACCTATTTTATAATCATCATGATGTTGTCTATAATGATTTTGTTCATCGATACTCCATACCCATCCATGCTTACAATATCTCTTCGATGGTCTTCTTTTTAGAGTATTGCTATATCCTCTGGTGAGTGGTCTACTACTACTTTTTACAGATTTACCTGTACTTTTTACAGATTTACCTGGTCTTTTACTACTTTTTACAGATTTACCTGGTCTTTTACTACTTTTTACAGATTTACCTGAACCTTTATACTTTTTCATATATATATTACGAATATATTGATAAAGAGCGATTCTTCTGGTTTCGTTTTGTTTTTCGTTTATCCTTCTTCCCTTTACCTTTACCTTTTTTAAACGATTTCTTTCTTGAATACGAGTTCGACCATGAATTACCCATGGAATTATATCCACCTGATTGTTTGCAGTCAGTTTTACTAGACATTACTCTATATATTGAATAAAGATATTATATTGTATATACACTATAATACCTTACTTATACCCATACTTAAAGTTTGAAACGTTTATACACTTCTAATGCGACTAAACCTCCAAATATTTGGGATAAACAGTATGGAATTACATCAACACTTGGTAATTTACCGGCAGCTGCCATGGCAATGGTGACTGCAGGGTTGATGTGTCCTCCAGAAATTTTGGAAGTTAATAAAATGGTGACGGCTAAAGCGGCACCAATGGCTAAAGGATTACCGGTGGCCAAAATAACGTAGATAAAGAAAAGGGTTCCTAAAAATTCAACTAAATAGTTATACATTTATATATTGTATAAATATTTTTGTTTACAAAAATGGCTAAATATTTTTGTTTATGGATTTTGGCAGGCCATGTCCAAATAAAATCATGTATATCAATATTACAGCTGCAATCAATATACTTCTGTTTTCAGCTACCGCCGAATTCTGTCCTAACGCAAATACCATAAAAAAGTATAATAGTAGTCCAATGATAAGTGAGTGTAATAACATAGAGAGTCCTCGTTCCATGAGTATATAAGAGACGTATATTTTTATTCTTGTTTTTGATTTTGCTAAAATACGGGAGAATTTCTAACTTTGGCCGGAACAACTGCTCCTCCACTACGCATTCTACGGATAGCTTGGCGCTCTGTATTATTGTCACTTGTCGTAGTAAATGATGTCGATACCCCGGCAGAATTTAATGAACCATTGGCAATTTGGTCGACGCGGCGATTCGCTGCGACTTGAGATGCATCGCGATTACCAAACCACTTTTTCTTCAATTTTTCTGAAGTCGTCATAGTCGTCGTTGAATATGATTCCATATAATTGTGACGATTTATGGCAAAAGTGCTAGTCCCGTCACTGGTAATATCTTTTTGAGGCATTGCTCTTTTACTCGATAATGTTCCATTGTTTAAAATACTATTATTATATAAAATACCTGAAAAACGTTGCATTGTATATAATGTCTCGATATATTTATTTTATTAACGTCTAATCGCCATTAATGCTACATACTCCGAATTTGTCGACCCACCGTTTGATTTGTCGTTATAGTTACGATTCAATGCCTGTAATTTTTTGAATTTAATATAATCAGATGAATCAGGAACGAATTTGACATTTCCAGAGGTGATTGGCACGCCGGTAGTATCACATGATTGTATGTGATTGCGGAGAGCTCTTTTAGTAACGATTCTTGAACCATGCACTTGGCTAGGTCCGTCACACGCGACGTGATATCTTGCTAAAAAATCGCCTAAACCATTTACTGCACGGAAAGGGGTAATGGCTCTATTTTGTCCGTTCACTTGACCCGTTGCATATTGAGTATTCCATCCATCACGTAAGACACGGCGATACATTACATTTTCACTCGATTTGTAATTATTGATTGTTTGCACTGGCGAAATACCTTGATATCCGCCGCCTAAATTAGTTCCAGTATAATTGACCATTATTTGTATACCATACTATTAGAAATATATTTTCGGGGCAATATATATATTATATTTTCCGTATGAGTAATTCAATGAGTAGTTCAGACGATGAATTTGACAGTGACATGGACGATGATTCGATGGTAGAAGAAAGTCCTATATCACTCGCAAATTTAGAAAATATAAACGATATTGAAACTTTAGAAAAATTAACGAGCGAAAAGATAAATACTATATTTGACCCAGATTGTGTTCGAAAACGGTCTAATTGGAGCAAATCATCAAATACATACAAATTTGATACTGAGCAATTTAATCCTAAAATATTGCTGGAAGACATTCCTTCCCATTCTCCTAAATTAGACGCCCTTCTCTCAAAAATAGAGAAATTAGACGCGAATGATATGCAACAACACGGTAAACTCTTTAAGCATTTTATATTTTCCGACTTGAAATCGGGTAGTTTTGGGTCGAAACTTGTGGCGGGGGCGTTAATTGCTAAAGGTTTTACTTTAGGATATACCGCAAAAAATAAATCTATATCAAGCTCTTCATTGAAACCGGTCATTATACCTCCTGCTCCCGCAAATAGTATGGCTTCAATGCCTGCGGTTCCTCCAAACAGTATGGCTTCAATCGAATCATTGCCTCCGGCTCCCGAAAATAGTGTAGAATCATTGCCTCCGGCTCCCGCAAATAGTGTAGAATCATTGCCTCCGGCACCTCCAAATAGTGTAGAATCAATGCCACCGGCTCCCGCAAATAGTGTAGAATCATTGCCTCCGGCTCCCGAAAATAGTATGGCTTCAATCGAATCATTGCCGTCGCTAGAAGAATCTATGGAAGAGGAAGAGGATACCGTAAATGAGAGCACTGGCGGTGCAAAATCAAAAACATACGGTAAAATTGAATTACTTACGGACGCAGAATTGGCTAAAACCCCCAACAAAAATTTCTATCTCTTATGTTCCGTATCTGTATATGAGCAAAATATTACCGTGAAACAAAAGAAAGCCATTCTCCAAAAAATGAATCAACGCCCCGAAAACGTAAATGGGGAGCTAGCACGTATTATCGTTATGGATAGCGGTTTTAAGGAAGGCATTGATTTATTCGATATTAAATATGTCCATATATTTGAACCACAAGTGACTACCGCCGACCAAAAACAAGTGATTGGTAGAGCCACTAGAACATGTGGTCAAAAAGGTCTCGATTTCCATCCCATGAGAGGATGGCCTCTACATGTTTATATATATGATATCGATATTCCACAAAATTTGAGAGAATATATGTTAAATGCACCCAGCGCTTTCAACCTCTATATGAAGGCATTGAATTTGGATGTTCGTCTAATCGAATTTACCCACGATTTAGAGAGATTATCTATATATGGTTCGGTCGATTATGAACTTAATAAAAATATACATGATTTCTCTGTATCGGGGAATAGTAGTGAAGTTGAAATTGGCGGTGCAGCAAAAAGTAGCTCGAGAAGATTAATTGTGCGAAATGATTTACCTATACTACATTTACCCCGTGAATTGTCACAGCTCTCCTTTAACCAAGATACGAATTCTCATCCAACATTTCAAGAAATGAGAGAATATATAAAGACCAATTTTAGCCAATTCACCTGGGAGAAAGCAAAAATGGAAAATTTATGCGGAAAAGGCGGAGCATCACATGCTCTTCGATATACCCCGACCCAAGATTTTATTCGCCACTATTTTACCCCGACCGCCCCGGTCAAAGGCATGTTGCTGCAACACAGCGTAGGAACCGGCAAAACGTGCAGCGCAATTGCAGCGGCCACGACAACTTTTGAAAAACAAGGATATACAATATTATGGGTCACTCGAACCACCTTGAAAAATGATATTTGGAAAAATATGTTTGACCAAGTATGCAACGAACAAATTCGCGAAGAATTAGAAAAAGGTTTGATAATGCCCACCGAACAAAACAAACGGATGCGCCTGCTCTCCCAATCCTGGAGTATTCGTCCCATGTCCTATAAACAATTCAGTAATTTAGTATCAAAACAGAATAATTTCTATAAAGCTCTCGTCAAAAAGAATGGCGAAGCGGACCCTCTACGTAAAACACTGTTGATTATTGATGAAGCACATAAATTATACGGAGGAGGTGATTTGTCCACGATTGAACGACCCGACATGAATGCTCTCAAAAGGTCAATTGAACATTCATATCAATTATCCGGTATAAATTCGGTTCGACTCTTATTAATGACCGCTACCCCCATAACCGAAAACCCGATGGAATTAATCAAATTACTTAATTTATGCAAACCATCCCAAGACCAAATGCCGGAACTTTTCGACGATTTTTCCAAGGAATATTTAGATGATTATGGGAGATTTACTAGGGCGGGCGAGGCCAACTATTTAGACAAAATTGCCGGACATATTAGTTTTTTAAATCGAGAAAAAGACGCGAGACAATTCTCTCAGCCCATTGTCAAATTTGTTACTCCCTCTCTAATTACCGATTTAAGTATGGCAAAAAGATACGATAAAAAATACGTGCGTCAATACTTGAATAGTGATGTCAATAAACTAAAAGGGGATATTGTCGAAAAAACCAACACGATAGACAAAGAATTACAAGATTTAGACGCGAGTCGGTTCGAAGCATTACATGATGTATGTAATTCGTATGAAGGCAAAATGCAGAAAGAGTGTAAAAAAGTCGTCCGTGCAAATATCCGGGATTTATTGAAAGAAGCCAAGGCCGAAGTCCAAGAGGTGCGCGATTCAATTAAATCAATCCGGGAGGAAATCAAAAATAAAAACCTCTTTAAAACCGAATCTTTAGCAAAAATTAAAGAGAATTTAGAGAATAATCCGGAAGAATACAAAAGATTCAAAGATACCATGTATTATCAGTTAAAAGAAAAATGCGGCAAGGTAGTGAAAACCGCCGATGATTTGAAAGAAGCCATCAAAGAACATCCCATTATAGTTGAATTGAATGAACAATTGAGAGAACAAGACATGAAAATAGAAGAATTAAAGGAAAAATTGAAAAACGATTTGATTCTCTATAAAAAACGAATTCAACAGATTAAAGAAATTATGAAAATGGAATTGACTCAATTAGAGAAGAATGTATTACGAATTGTATTGAGAGATGAGCGAAAAACGCAACGAAAAAACAATCGTTTAGCCGAGAAAGAAATGACAGAGAGAATGAACGAATTTAATAAAACGAAACGAAATATTGAAAAAAAAAAACGAAAAAAAAAGGAAAAAAAACAAAAGACGAAAAAAGAAAAAAAGAAAAAAAAAAAAAAAAAGGAAAGAGAAAAAAAAA